TTATTGTTCGTTCAGAAGTGCCTGTTGTGGCTGCGAGTTCCTTTTGCGTGATCGCTGGATTATGAGCAATTGCTTGCAGAATTGCCAGTTCTTCCAAAGTGCAATTTTGGCGCTTTGAAACGCCTGATTTGGCACTTTGAGTGGCACTTTGGGAACATCACGCTGTTCGTAATAGCTGTAGATTCTTTTCTGTGCTGTAGCGATATCAATCTTACCCTCGATATGCTCCTTTGCAGTTTCCAGCAAGTAGTCCGAAGTCTGGAGGCCGTCAACATCCTGCAAGCCGATTGCAGTCTGCCACGCAGCACTTTTTTCAGAGCGGTCAGGTTCGCCCTGACGAATATATTCATCTAGGTCGTATTGCCAGTCATGTTCCTGTGCCATACTCAGCCTCCTTTGCGTACTATCTATAGTTTTAGTATACCACAATATCCCTGAAAAAGCAAGAGAAGCGCAGTATTATGCCGTCTATAAAGCAGATACCCGCTCTCAGCCGAACGTCTATCCATTATTGACCTTCGTGACCGGGCATCGGTTCTGGAGTGATTTCCTCATAATATTACTGAGACGTCCAGTCCCCCTTGACGTGATCTGGCGTCCGAGGTCATTCAGCTTATAGTTTCCTTTGAGAAAGTCGCACGGGTCAAGATTCAGCATCTCAAGGGCCCTATAAACAGTACAAAACTGTCCGTTCAGGATCCTATCGGGGATATTTTCATAGTTTGCATAGACACAAAGCGGAAGCCCGACTGCTTTAGCCGCCTCTGCCTGTGTCATCCCCAGATAGAGCCGCATTGCCTTGACTATCTTATGTGCATTCGCTACATTTTTTTGTCTCATAGAGACGCCTCCTTTACATTCAGTTGATGGTATCTTACCGTCTTTCTATGAAAAATGCAAGTAGCTGATCCGCACAAAGTTTCAGTTGGTATTCTACACAGATATTATGATAATCGTCAGTTTCTTCGCTCTCTGCCTTCATGCAGGGAGCCTTTTTATGCTCTCTGATACATCTGTACAGAAATAAACACATGATCTTTGTCGGTTCCTGTGAATAGACTTTGCATTCAGCTGTTGGTATAATGTCTGGTACAAACACATTCAATCGGAGGTAAATTGCAATGGACGACAGCACAAAGAGGCAGATGAAAATCATGAAGAAACGCAGAACAGAGCTAGGATTCCGTCAGGAGGATGTTGCTGAAGAGGCGGGCATTTCCCTGCAGCAATATCAGAACTTTGAAAACGGCCGCAGAAAGGTCGCCAACTGTTCAACGATCCTCGGACTGCGCATCTGTGCGGCACTGGAGCTTGACCCGTATGAACTGGTCTTTGAGAACGGCCGTGACTTTATCAAACGCATCCGGGATAGCATGAAATGACGCAGAAATGTACAGTTTGTGCAGTCCTAACAAAGACAGAGGCAAAATCGGCGTTCACATTTTGTTCCGAATACCATCAGCTGGAAGTCCAAAAATGAACTGAAATATGATAATATGGTATCGGGTCGAAAAGCCTGTAAATACATAGTTATGGAGGGATGCGTATGTATAACGCTGAAAAGCCGATGCAGGAAGGAGGGAGACATGATGCTTCTGAATATTTGTCCGGAAGAACATGATATACCGTTCGTACTGGATCATGATAATGTGATCACCGCTGCAATCAGTTTTCACGCATACCGCCTGCAGGCTGAGGCACGACTGAAGCAATACATCAAAGACCATGCGGATCTGCACAAAACGGTCGGTGTATACTGCTTCATGGCAAAAGACAACGGCACTGATGATGAAATCCGGGCGGATGCCGAACGTTACAGCAAGATGTACGCTGCCAAAATAGAAGGATGGGAATATGCGGGTGCATATATTGACATTGGTTATAAGTACGGCCGCAAATTTCCTGACCGCCCTGAATTCAGGCGAATGCTGGATGATGCACGGAGCGGTAAGCTCGACATGATCTTCGTATATAACATGGAACGCTTTGCAGAAACGATTGATGATACGCTCAGTATTACAGAGGAACTGCGGCTTTTGCCGAAACCGGTGCTTGTGATGTTTCAGGAGGAGCATACGGATTCGGATACCCTGCATCAGTTTCTGCTGCAGTACGGTCATCCAAGAAAACGAAAAAGGAGGTCACATATTGATTGAGTTATTACGGGGAGGTTTTTCCTCTCACACAGCACAGCGGTGTCGGGCTGCATTCTATCACAATCTCAGCCCGGATCCGATAAATCAGACGGCGAGCGATGAACTGATTAAGCGTCGGGACAAGGACACAGCTGATAATTATGGTATGCAGCTGAGTGATGTCTACATCGATCACACATACCGTGCAGAGACAGAGCGTACTGCATTTGAACAGATGCTGGAGGACGCAAGGAACGGCAGATTTGACTGTATCATCACAAAGAGTATAGAGCGTTTTGCGCCGACATCAGAGGATACGATTCAGGCTATCGAGGAACTGCTATCACTGCCGAATCCAGTCACGGTATTTTTTGAGAGCGATATGCTCGATTCAAATGTCATTCATTCGGTCGTGCCGATACTCAGGGGGTGCTGTACTTGAAGGACGTCAAAAAAACCGCCGAGGATCGTGCCGCACACCCGAGCAAAACACCTGCGGGCAGCAGCTTTGAATCAGACCGCAAGCGTGCGAAAACGGCGCTTACGATGCAGATTGATTCGTTGGACGGCAGTCAGATACGGAAGATCGCGGCTGTCAGCGAAAGCGACGGAGCGCCGCGTAAGCTTCGTGTGGCGGCATACTGCCGTGTTAGCACCGATGATATCGACCAGGCTATCTCAATTCACCTGCAGCAGACGGAATACAAGAAGATGATAAAGTCAAATCCCGACTGGGTATTTGCAGGAACCTACGTAGATAACGGTTTCTCGGGTACGAATACAGCGCATCGCCCCGGCTTCTTAAAGCTGATCGAGGACTGCCGCGCAGGAAAGATCGATATGGTCATCACAAAGGCGGTGTCCAGATTCGCCAGAAACCTGATGGACTGTATCAAGTACGTTGAGGAGCTGAAGAATCTGAATCCGCCTGTGAATGTGTATTTTGAGCAGGAGAAGCTGGATACAGGCTTGCAGACCAGCGGCGTTATTCTGATCGTTCTTGCAATGGTCGCTGAAGAAGAGAGCCACATGAAAAGCGAAGCGATGCTGCTGTCACTGGAGTGGCGGTTCAGCCGCGGACGCTTCCTCACACCTGCGCTTTTCGGCTACGATAAGGTTGAGGTACCAGACGGCTTCGGCGGCAGAAAGAAAACGCTGATGATCAATCCGCAGCAGGCAAAGGTTGTGGAATGGATGTACGCAATGCTTGTGAACGGCAGTACCGCAGAAGAGATTGCAGGTGTTCTGACTGAATTGCAAATACCCACCGGCGGCAGACGCAAGGACGGTTCACTGAATACGAACTGGACAGGCAGCGGTGTTGTTACCCTGCTGCGGAACGAACGGTACTGCGGTGATGTTTTATCCCGCAAAACATATACCCCGAACTTCAAGGACCATAAGTCTAAGAAGAACAGGGGCAAAAAAAATAAGTATTTTCAGGCAAATCACCACGAAGCAATCGTTCCGAGGCGTGTGTGGAATGCCGCACAGCGGATACTGAACAGCAGACGCTACGGTCACGAAGGCTCCTATCTTCCGATGCATATTATCGACAGCGGTGTGCTGGCCGGGTTTATCTCCATGAATCGCTCATGGGCCGGATTCGATGCGGAAGACTATTACCGTGCCGCACAGATCGCTATGGGACTGCTGGACGAGGAACTGGATGACGACCTGGACAACGAGTTCCTGCCGGACGGCGGGCACAGACTTGCCGGACTGATGGATGACCACGGTATTTCCCGTATCGCCCGTGAACTGACGGAAGCGGAACAGCGTGTGAAGGATGAGCTGGACGGCATAGACCGCAGCAGACAGGAACTAGAGGAGCAGGCGGAGACCGTCAAAACCTTTCAGGTGGTCAGCGGTGAAATGTTCAGCCATATCCATGAGCCTGTGGTTCGTATCGGTCAGCGTGATATTCTGTTCAATACAAGCTGTGTTGCGAAAATGCGGGCAGAATATGCAGAGATTCTGTTCAACCCTGTGGAGCGCATGATTGTGGTACGTCCGACAGCTTCAAAAAATCCCAATGCCATCAAATGGGGTGGGAAGAACAGGGGCGCAAGCTATCTGTGCAGGATACTGTATGAGAGTATGGGCTGGGATACAGAGTACACCTACCGGATACCCTGTCAGCCGATTATGCTCACAGCACCGAATGATAGTGTGCAGCAGATTCTGCTATTCGATCTTGACAACTATATCGGCAGAGCAGTCAATAAGCGTGAAGAGATCATTCAGGCACGGCAGGAGCAGGAGCGTGAGGAAAAGCTGGCTGAGGAAGCGAAAAGCTATTATTTCCCGCCGGATGATGATGAAGAACCCGAGGAACTGGTGGAAATCGCGGAGCAGGTGCAGAAGGCGCTCGAACTCAACCAGAAGATCTTCGGCATTCCTGCCTTCAAGCATACATCCACCTTCCGCAGCATAGACGGCAACGGCACATGGGAAGAGTGGATGGCACCGGCAAGACCGCTGGACACCAATCACCGGTATGATGCTGACATCGTGGATGAGATGCTCCGTAAGATACAGGAGGATCCGCCGGAGCTTCCCCCTGAGCCGGAGTGTATGGGTGGAGATATTATCGAAGCATCTGTGACCGATGCCGGAGAGGAGGGAGAGTAATGTCACGAGATCCTGCGAAAAGCAGACCGCTTTCTGAAAATGTGAAGCGTATGATGTGGCTCGAACGCGCTGCGCCAAGGAACCACAACGTTGTGAACGCAGAGCGTATCTGGACGGAAAACGACAGCATCTACTGTCACAAGCAGGGCTGTCTGTTTATGGAAGCAGCGGCGATGGGGTTCCCGATGAGCTCCTTTGTGCCGCTGTATATGACGAGCCAGCTCGCCGGCGTGATCGACTATAACTTCTCATCATCGAACGGTGTCGGCAGCGCACTGGAGGAGCTACTTCAGATCCCTGCACTGATGCAGAATCCGCGGTCACTCATAGAGTCACTATACTGGATCGAGGAAATCCTTGAAAACGCGGACGAGACCGAGAATAAGAGTATGCTGCTTGCTCACGCTTATGAAGCAGACAGAAAGCACACACCAAAGGCTCTGTTAGCACTGCCGGAAACGGAGAACAGCAACATCGACGAACTTTCCTATGCATACTGGCTCGGGTACATATATCGATACGAGTGCATCATGCACGATGAATCCAGTAGAATGGTCTACAGCGCGTTTACTGAGGAGGTGATGCGGAGCGCATATAAAGAAGTTGTCAACAGTCCGATGAATGATTTAGATCTGGCGGACTGTGCAAAGGATATCTGTGCGGATCTGGACAGGCTGCTCGTTGAGAAGATCTGGCCGGAAAAGAAGCACAGGAAATATATGTAAAGAAGGAGGACGCATAATGGAAACTATACAGCCCTGGGCGAATGGCTTTAACCGCCCGAAGCCTCTGCCGACACAGATGTCAATCCAGCGTTCGCAGTCTTCACCGCTAAGCCGTGAGGAGCAGTTGGAGGCACGAAGGCTGGCAGAGGAGAGTAATTTCAGCTATGCAGGATATCAGGTGGTGCGCCGTGAATTCGTCTCGCATCGCTTTGATCCTGCGATGACTGTCAGAGTGGGTAGCATCACGTTCAATAATGCCTGTATAAAAGCGCTTGAAAATGCGACATATGTGCAGTTTCTGATCAATCCAACGGAAAAGAAGCTGATCGTGCGCCCCTGTGAGATCGGAGCACGAGATGCGATTCGTTGGTGTGTAGTCAAAGGCGCTGACAGAAAAAGCAGGCAGATCACCTGTAAGCCCTTTGCGGAACGTCTCTTTTCCATGATGGACTGGGATGCGGAGTTCCGCTACCGTTTTCAAGGTATGCGCATCAAGTATTATCAGGACGAGATGTACTTGTTTGACCTGAGTGCGGATGAGCGTTTTGCACCAATGAAAAAGGATGAAAACGGCAAACGCATCGTGACTGCACCTGTATTGCCGGAACACTGGAGCGGCAGCTACGGAATGTCCGTTGAGGAACACGATATGTCTACGAAGGTGGATTTTCTTGACGGATTCCTGATGCCTTCAGATGTAACGGAAGAGGAAGCCTCCGCGGAGCAGGACGAAATTGAATAGAAAGGCTGGAACAAGTCAGATGATATTAACAATGGATATGAAGAACGATCTTTTCGTTCTTGATGAGGCAACGCTGGATGCCCTCGGCAGACCGAAGCAGGTACAGCTTCTCATCAACACACAGCAGCGAAAACTTGTCCTCCGTGCGTGCAGCGCGGAGGATGATGAACCGATCTTTCTGCCGGATACGCCGATCATTTCAACAGAGATCAGCGGCAGAAAGCTGCTGCAGAACATCCGCACAAACATGCGCTGGACAGGTATGGAAAGCAGGATCTGTCCCGGTACATACCTCCCGAGCCACAAAGCAGTCTGCTTTGATCTGAATCGGGTGAAACTCGCATAACGGAGGACTGTCATGGATAAAGAGCGCCTTTTCAGATATCTTGATCGGAAATACAGCTCCAAAAGTGAGATCATTCCCAATATTCCGCTTGGTGAGGACGCAGATGCAATATGGGCTGAGATCCTGCAGAGCAGACGCGAAAGGGGCATCGAACTGCCGCTTACAAATGTGAACGGTGATCCTTATTGGTATATCCTGACAAGCAAGATGATCACTGCAAGCGAGGTGATCGTGGATGAGCTGATGGAGCAGGAAAACACAGCGGAGTTGCATAAGAGTTCGGTAGCGACGATTGAAGAGATATTCTATACCGGATTCATGGAGGGCGCTCAGATCTCCGTACAGGATGCGATGGATTTCCTGCAAAGTGGTGGGGAGCCGGAAAGTGTGGAGGAGCTGATCCTGATGAACAGCAGACAGGCGGCAGGTTTTGCAGCAGAGAATATGTATCATGCGATCGACAGTAATTATCTGCATAATCTCGCATACTTTCTGACCGAAGGCCTTGACAACGGCGGCGGTAATTACAGGCTCACAGATACCGTGGAGATCCCGTCATTGCAGGGAGAAATCGTACAGTTGCCGCCGTCAGCCATGATACCGGAGCAGACAGAACAGTTCGCAGAGTTCCTTGCGGACACAGCCACTCACCCGCTGATAAAGGCGGCTGCAGCGCAGGCGTGGGTACTTGCGTACCGTCCGTTTCCGGAGGGCAACGAGCGCCTTGCAAGGCTACTGTCAAACGTAATTCTGATACGAGCTGGATATACCTTTTTCGGGAACATCAGCATTTCTTCCGTTTTGGCTCGTACAAGCTATGAATACTTCCGGGCAATCGCCAATATCCTGCGGACAGAGAACGGCGCAGACCTGACCTATTTTCTCGAATATTATCTGGTCGCCCTTTCAGTAGCGGTCAATGATATGCGGGCAAGACAAGAACAGGCGGAACAGGCTGTGGTCGAAGCGGAACAGAAGCTGGCGGCGGCGCCGTTGCAGGCAGCCCCCAAGAGCACAGCTGAGACAAAAGCAGCCAAAACCATCGGCAATCCTGCTAATCACACAAAGCATAATGAGAACAAGGAGAAGGTCGATGCCGCACTGGACACTCTGCGGGAGCGAGGTTACGAGCAGTTTACGCTGCATGATCTGGAAGGCATCACCGGCATCAACAGAAAATATATCAGCAAACTGCTTCTGCCCTATGAGGCTTCGGAGCGCATCATTGCTGTTAGAAAATCCAGGGTAGGGAATATCTACGCTTTCAAACAGTCTGCCCCACCGGAAGATGATACACCGGAGACGACTGAACAGGATGCGCCGATAGACTATAGTTCCGGTTTCAGAGAGCATCTGATCACTGCGCTGGAAGAAAGGCAAAAGATCAGCACAAGCTCAGCGGGGATTGTTGCTCAAGAGCTGCTTTACTTTATTCAGATTGGAAAAATACGCTTCACTTCATACGAGATCGCAGAAAGCCTGTGCATCCCAAATATCAGTGCTCGAAATACATTACGCTATTACGTTGAGCATGATATGATTCGTACTGTCGGTAACCGTCAGCATTCGCAGTTATACGAATTCTGCTTTGACATTAATGACGGTGAAAAAGCAGCAGATATAGAAAACCGCGGTATGTCTGATGATGAAACGCAGAGTACGGTCAGCATGGAATACCTGATTCATAAGCTGAGAGAGATCGTTGACGGCAACAATGAGAGAAAAAGTTCTGTCGCTCAGATATTCATCAGATATCTGCAAGAAGGCAAAATGACCTTCAAGACCGAGGAAATCTCTGAAGAAACCGGTTACGAGAACGAAAAGGTACACAAAGCAATTCGCATCTTCCGTGAAAAAGGACTAATCGCCAATACAAGGACCGGCGCAGACGGAAAGCGCGGATATCATGTTTACCGTTTCAATGTTGAGCCAGAACCGGTAGTGGATGACCTCAGCTATTCTGATGAAGTCATGGATATGATATCAATGCTTGAGCAGTCGGAGAATTCTCAGAAGGATCGCCGTATCGGCAGAATCATTCGAAGATGTCTCAAAAAAGGTACGGTAACAAGGCAGGATTACGAGCTTGAAGGTGAACCGACCAAGATGAAAACGGATATGCGGTTTGCCGCACAGCTTGGAATTGTTACTAAAGTCAGCAGCTATGAGTACAGGATATCTCAGAAATTAGGTGCCGCTTTTGCAAATCTCGGAACTGCGCAGAAGTATACGCTGTCTGCCTTATACGACCTCTTTGGAGACAGCATCTTCTCCGCAGAAATGGTTGTCGCAAATCTGGACTACAGTTCATCGCATGTGAGCGGTATCCTGCATCAGTTCACTATGCTGAAACTGCTCGACTGCACACCGAACGAGGACAACACATACAGCTATCAGCTGAACGTGAATCCCGCTGACAATCCGGAGTGCTTTGAAGATGTGGCGTAAAATGCAAACAGGACATCCGATGTGGGTGTCCTGTTGAATATTATGATGCTCTGTGTCAGGGTAATAGCACTTTAAGGTCATCGATATGCGATTTTGCTCACACAGTCGGTCCTAGAAGATTTCTGCCTTTATTCAGCATAGAATAATTCTGCAAAATAGCTAGCCAGTTCAATAGTATCTTTCATTTCCTTAAGCAAAATGCCCTGAATCAAAATATAAGCTTTTCCGTCTTTTTTGAAGTAATCAGGATTATTCATTCGCTTTGTTTCAGACAGAAACAAAAGTAAACCTCTCTTTTGCTCAATAGCATTCGGATCATTAGGGCTTGTCCAAAATTCAATCTTTTTGTCACTAGATTTATCTCTGAGACGAGCAGCAATTCCGTTGGGAGTTGTGTATTCTTCAATATAACACGATAATGAGTAGTCATCATCGCTCTCCGGAAAAGGAGTCGGGTAATCCATCAGATATGAATTAAATGCCGATACAATAGGGTTGTCGAATGTCAAGTCATGATTATTAAAAAACTGATTCATTTTTGTCCTCCTACATTTCAGTTATTTGTTGCGGTCACACGGTTAAGATACTACCCAATGAGCATGACTTCCTGTTTGATCTCTTTCTACAACCAATTTATCATCAATTTGCTGTTTTAATTCAGTAACATGCGAAATAAGGCCAATCATTCTTGAACCGCCAGCCATATTCTTCAGTACCTTTATCGCTTGATTACGTGAATGTGCGTCCAAAGAGCCAAACCCTTCATCGATAAACATAATATCAAGATTAACGATAGCGGAGTTCTGTTGAATCTGGTCAGACATTCCCAGAGCAAGTGCTAATGCTGCCATAAAAGATTCGCCGCCGGAAAGCATTTTAATCTCCCGTTCTGAACCTGTCACATTTGAATACACCATAAGATCGAGTCCACGGTCTTTTTGTGTTGATTTGCTCTGATCCATAATGCGCAATTCAAATTGTCCAGAAGACATCTCTAAGAAACGACTGTTGGCTGCATGGAGAATTCGCTCAAGATACATTCTCTGGACCATCGTTTCGATATCAATCTTATCCCCATTTTCTTTACCTGCTAATTTGTCACGCAAATTCTTTATACGATTAAATCGTCTTAACTGTGTTTTCTGATCATCCATTTGCGAAGTCAAATACTTTAGTATTGTATTATTGTTCTTGTAGTTGTCTGAGATGTCAGAATAGAGCTTATCTGTTTGCTCGTATTCTTTTTCACAGCGTTCCTTTTCTTCTTTCAGCTCATCAGCATTTGGTTTTGGTTGCTCACCGACAGCTGCTATTGCTGATTTTGCCATGCCCTCTGCACTGGACTTTTTGTCGCGAAATGCGGCGAGTTCCGTTTCAATACTCTCCGCTTCTTCCTTTTTATGATGAAGCACCACTCCTTTCCATTCGGATTCCGGAAGATCATTCTTTTCCATTATCGCATTATACTGCTGCTGCAAGTTTTCAACATCCGATAATTGATGGGGAATTGTCTGACTTTCAAGAACCTGAATCTTTGTTTCTGCTTTTTCACGATTACTCTTAGCAGAATTCTGCGCTTTATCCGCAGCTTTCGACTGTTTTTCAGCTTCAGAGTATGAAGCTTCTGCCTGTGAAAGAGCTTCATCAGCATCTTGTTCTGTCGGATATTCTAGTTGCTTTTCAATTTCTTCTCGTTTGGCTTGTGCTTCAATAAAACGTTCATGTGCTTCGTCTTTTTTCTTAGTTGCTGTTAAAAGTTGCTCTTCAAGTATTTGCTGTTCTTGAGAAGATTTATCAATCAGCGCGCTCAATTCACTGAACCGTTTTTTGTCCTGATCAAGTTTTGTCTTCTGCTCATCTGTTTGAGTCTGCCGGTTAATAAGTATTGCTTTAATCTGTTTGAAAGTAATTGGTTCTGCAAACTCGAATTCAGCTTCTCGCAATGTCGCAACCAATTCTTCAATCTTTATCTTGGCTTGAGTTTCCTTTTCTTTAAGTAATTCTAATGCTGTTTTAGCTTTCGCTGCTAATTCGCTCTGATTCTTCTCCAATTCATCAACCTTAGCGCTCTCCTGTTCGATGAGTTCTCTCGTAAGCTCTTGATGTTCTGTGATTAATTCACATGGAGTGGGATGGGTCAGTGATCCACATACCGGGCAAGGCTTTCCATCTTCAAGAGTTGCTGCCAAAAGACCAGCTTGTGCATCATAAAATGCATTTCTTAGTGCTATAAACTCATCATGTTGAACCGCGAATAACGCCTTAGCATCTAGGTACTTTTTTTGCGCTGCCTCCGCTGCTTTTTTTTGCTTCGTTTTGGCAGATTCAGCTTTTTCTGCTGCTTCAAGGCATGTCTTAACACGGTTTAGCTTATCACATTCAAGCTGGTTTTGGACAAGTAAAGCGTCAATCCCCATCAACTGTTTATATTCATCTTTCCAGTCTTTGAGTTTCTTATCAAACTCTCTTAATTCCTTTTCAGCTTCTTCCTTGGCTTTTGCTGCTGTCTTTTCTTGCTTTTGATACTTTAATTCATCACCCAACGCTTCTTTAAGTTTTTTGAAAACGGCACGCGCTTTCTTGACCGATTCGCTCAGTCTAGTATACTCATCCTTTTTCTGCATGAAAGCGGCCGTCGCCTGCGTTTTGGCTTTATCAGCATCACTTTCTTTCTTTTTCAAACCTGGCAAATCATCTTGAAGCTTTTTTAGTTCATTCCGAGAATCAGACAGAGCTTTATTTGCTTTCATTAATAATTCATATACGCTACTGATATCATATGCCTTTTGAATGTCAGTTTTCAACTTTGCCTTTTTTTTCATTTCTTCTTCCAGCTGACTGCATTCAAGAAGAATTGCTTGCGCTTTTTCCAATTCAGAATAAGACTTCAGAAGAGTCTCTGCCTTTGTGTACTTTCTTCGTGCTTCATCACGTTTCTTTTCCGCATCTTTTCTTTGCTTTGTTATAGTGGTAGATTGTTCGGATACTACTGCACAAAGCTGCTGCAGAGCTGCTAGGAATTCCTCTAGTTCAACAGTTGACCACTTGTCATCTAACAGGATTCTTTTTTGCAATCCTTCAATACGAGGATAATCCGAGTAATCAGCTGGAATCTTAATTTTATTAGCCTCATTCTGAACAACTCTCTTGATGCTCTTTATGATTTCGGCAACCTCTTTATATTGTTCTGATAAAACAGTAATTATCCTTTCATAGATTCCAGTATCAAAGATTTTACGAAAAATCGGCTTTCTTTCTTTAGTATCCGCGCGAATAAGTCTTATGAAGTCACCCTGAGCAATCATAGCAACTTGCATAAACTGCGCCTTAGTTAAGCCAACAATGCTTACTATCTCCTGATTGATTTCATTGGTCTGCTTCTGCCTCTGGCTCACACTCATAACAGCATGAGTACCATCAGGTCTAAATATCTCTACTTGTTCAGGTGATTCTTTTTCGCCAAACCCGCGCTGCTTTTTCCTCATATGGAACGGTTCTCGTCGAACCCGATAGATTTGCTCTGATCCACCACGCAATTCGGAAAAAGTAAGTTCTACATACGGAGTAACACTTTTGCTGACGAACTGACTTTGAAGATCAATACCTTCTTTTGAATCTTCTGATGCACTGGCATGTCCATATAATGCGAAGACTATAGCATCAAAAATAGTTGACTTGCCAGAACCAGTATCTCCTGTAATCAGAAAAAGATTCTGAGAAGGCTTCGTAAAATCAATGACTGTTTCTTTTCCGTAAGAACCAAACGCCTGCATTCTCAGTTTAATTGGTTTCATGATTCTACTCCTTTCTCAGTTTCTCTTGCAAGATCGATGATACTTCTTAAAAGATCTTCATCTTCAGCATCTAAATCGCCTATGAAACCCTTGCATATATTAAATGGATCCAATGGCTTATTATCGTCCTCTGAAATATTGATTTCTTTTCTATCGGTCAGATTGACCGTTCTGCGTATATTCAAAAGATTCGGAAAAGTCCTTTGAATACGATCACGCATGTCAATGACATCAAGATCTACTTTATCTGTTAATTCCACAAGGACATAATCACTGCTTGATTGCTTTAGTACATTCTCTAAGGTATCTTTTATTACCCGAACCTGATGCATGGGATTCAAAGGAATTCTCTGAATATCAAGTTCATTTCCTTTTTCAGTTATGTCTACAAGTACAATTCCTTTCTTTTGACCAGCCTCGTTTATCGAGTAGGGAAAAGGTGTTCCGCAATAATTGAACTGTGGTAAGCCGACTTTCATTGGCTTATGAATATGTCCCAAAGCCGCATAATCGAAAGGTGAAAGGACATCGGAGCCAATACTGTCTATATTACCAACCGTTGTTATTTCACTATCCATACGCTCGATATCTTCCGGACTGCTACCTGATGGTATATAGAACTGATGGCTAACTAAAATATTCCTGCGCGTTGAATCAATAGTCTCTCTTGAAAGAAGAGCACGGATCGTTTTATCATAGGATAAAGTGGGGCTATCCTCATCTAAGCCAAGTGTATTACGAACCATTGCTGGTTTCACAAACGGCAAGAGCCAGAAATCAATCTCACCATACTGGTCCTTCAAAGTTACTTTTTCAATATGGTCATCCATACTAAGCGGCGGGAGTCCGACCATGTGAATATGATGTGTTTCCAGGATATTGCGGAAGAGATTCAGTCTTTGAGAACTATCGTGGTTTCCACTAATAATCATGATCTCCGCCTCTGGGAGAACCTGTACAAGGCGCGTGACAAACCAATCAAATAGGGCTACTGCATCTGGTCCTGGAATTGCCCTGTCATAGATGTCGCCAGCAATAACAACAGCGTCCGGCTGGTGTTCTTCAGCTGCATGTATGATTTGCTCAAGTATGTCCTTTTGATCTGCGTGTAAATCATAATTATATAGCTTGATTCCGATATGAAGATCTGATAAATGAAAAAACCTCATAAATAGCCTCCTTCAGAAGATTTAATCATGTTAATAAGAAATGCAAAGCGCATCCTTGTTAGTATATTGTGCAACGCCTTTAACAGCTTGAAGCTGTGATCGTAGCGAATCTGAGCACTTTGACATAATATCTCCGTTCTGTTTATGCAGTTAAAATTATATCAGTGTGCAAATGATTGTTTCAATTTACTCCGGCACTATCCATAAGATGTCTGATAACACGCGCGCTCTCAGGATCAGTTCCTTCTAATTCATCAAGAATATTAAGCAGAATCGCCTTTTCAGCTGAATTAATATAGCATAGCTTCGCAAATAAGGTCGTAACAGCAGACGCTTTATGTTCCTTGAGTTCAGCTACTTTCTGCTCAAAGTCCGCCTTAGTGTATTCACGCAGCCAGTTTCCAGGTTTTGAGGATGTAAGTTCTTCAAGTGAAAACCTCTCATATTTCCCCTTGATTTTTGAGCCGACATACGCACCTGTTGTGCGATGAATTCGATCTATCTCCGCTCTTTCGGCAGCTAACCGCTGTTGCCTTTTCTGTTCTGCCGCTTGTGCTGCTTGCAGTTTCGCTGCTTCAGCGGCAGCACGTCTTACAGCTTCTTCCTGCCTGCTTTTTTCTTTTTCTTCTTTAAGCCTGCGTTCGAATTCTTGACGCCTTATTTCTGCTTGGCGATGTGCTTCTTCTGCTTGCTTTCTTTGGCGTTCACGTCGATCAGACTCTTCTTTCAACCATTTTGCCTTCTGTGTCCTTCTATAGTTACGAAAATCGCCATATGCTTTTCTTGATGACGGTGTAAAGAAACCTTGTGCATCTATATCGAGATCTATCAAAGATATAGGCGCCGCAAAGGTGTCGTTCTCGTACCAATCAGCCAGATTATAGAAGCAGTCAGGAAGATCCGACTTATCCATACCGTCAAGAATATAGATAAACCAAGTCTTACGTTCATTATCAATAACAATCGCTGTATGATTACATGATTTATTGAGCGAATACTTCACAGGGAAATACGCCATCTCTCGTTCGGAAAACGGCTGTGACTCTGCATCTTTGTCGACAGTAATCTGAAGATATTTATATCCGGCTTCTTCATAGAGCCTTTTCCGTTTTTCAAGCGTAGTTGAAGTGACCGCCGTATCAATAATATCTATAGCATAATTCACAGATGCACTTCTCAGCACAAAAGCTGTGTAATGATCATGAATGATGATAACGTCCTCTTCTAAGGAAAAGCCACGGTTCTCGGCAATTCGTTGGAGTGGTGCAAATAGTTCTCGTTGCGTGTGCTTGAAAATATTGCTTTGCTTGCTGCAGTATTCGCCATATTTACAATCCTCTCGTTTGTAATGGGCAAAGCATTCTGCGCGTTGTTTACCATGCTTGAAGAAAACAGGTTCTCCACAGTCACAGCATGTAAGTGCGTGACAACTACGAATTTCCTGTTCAAAATCAAAGTTATGTAATACCTGATAAGCATAGAGAACCCGACCATTATATATGCATTTTTCCATTTTCATCACCGCACTTTCTTAAAGCAGAATCGTGAATTATTATAAAAAGAACAATTTATTAGACAATGTATCGTGAGGTACATGGTCATGATGCTTGCATATTTTATCAGCATATAACGTTGTTAATGGTAATCTGCTGGTTCTCATTGAACCAATGTGCATCTCAGACAGAACGTATATTTGTCTGACTATGCTTTCCATCGCCAGTTCACCCTTCTGGTGGACTAATAATAAAGGTCGCGGGGCTCCTAAAAACGGCTTAACTGCTGTTGAGATTAGATATGCTTCATTTTCTCTTATAATTGCTGAACCGGACGCTGGGTTCATCTCGTCAGTTACAGCTTCTATATCCATCAATCTTATAGGTATGTTCTTTCTTACTTCAACCACATCAAACTTGATATCTCGTCTGGCAAAATATGAATCATACCAGGCGCTTTCTTCATGAGAAAAACCATCCCTGTGAATTACGATATGCTTCGGATAACAGCCATTTGCGTCTTTATATGCTGTCAAAACTCGATTGAAAATGGTTTCAAGCGATTTCACATCGATGATTTCTCCGTGCTGTGCAACATTTGTTGAATAATACCCGACCAGATTTCCTCTGCCATCCAAACATACAGAACACGCAGGATAGTGAATCCCTTTTTCCTGTGTTCCAACATCTAGTCCGATAAAACAATCTACGTCATCCATAGGTGACTCCAGAATCCACGGAATTCCACCTGACTTACATAATATTCCAAGAATCAGATTTTGAAGCCGATACTTTACGTTATTGCTTCCCAAATCCTTCACCATACTGAGGGATACCATTTGTGAAGGGATACCGAAATCAGCGAAGACTTTCTTGAACGAATCATATGGAGAAGCTACAGAATCATCATAATAGTCTTCTTCATCGAGTTCTAACGGCAAGGCAGCAATGGCGAAGTTGATACCGGAGATTTTACTGATCTCACGTGCCGTTTCCTCATAAGAAAGGCGATCTCCCTTCTTATAATGAAACGATTTGCCATAGAACTTCAGAGGGAGCAGATTCGGGTTAACGTACCGATCTTGCATATGGTTTACCGTGCCTCTTGTGTAATCAAGGATTGCTGAAACAACATCATAGCTTTTTTGTGCTTCTTCATCATAGCTCATAAATGCAGCAAGAATAGGTTGTTCAGGTAGCTTATAGAATCCCTGCGTAAACGCTTTGTATTTTTCCGAAAATTTGATTTTTTTCTCGTTCGCAATTAATAGTGTTGGTAAATCTGTTTCCAGGCTCATCTCCTGAAAACAAAATTCAGATACTGATACCGGCGCTGTATCGACTATTTGTCTGGAGCTGTTAACAGCATCCAGGAATGAGCGAATGATCTCAAGTCTCTTTTTCATAGACAGCTTTGTAAACTGATCCACTTGGGCGGAAAGAGTTTTATCATGCGCAGCAATATATTCACGAGTGATGACTGGCTTCAAAGATTGCGGAATATAGAGCCCACTCCGCTTTTTCTTTTCATCCAGCGCAGATACAGCCGGTGCATTCAGATCAAGATTCTTCAACAGATGCGGCTTTTTGCTATTCCAATAGTCGTAAAGATTGAGGCCGTCAATCGATTCGGAAATCGGAGTATCATGAACCATTTCTATCTGATAGGTTTTGTCAAAGCCTTGCCATATACATTTTACGGATAAACCTCTGACATCTTTATGCATTTGAATATAATCGTAGATTGTCAGAGCGCTTTCAAATTCGCATTTAATATCAACCGCTAAAAACACCGTGCCATCTGGCATTACCTCAGTATTTACGCGAAAAATCCTCTTAATCGTAATCTGAAGTGAATTATCAGGCAGTGGTATGAGCTGTGAATACTGGTTTTCAATCCGATAATCATACACATTTCTGTTCTGTTTGCAATAACTGACAATCTGATTGTACACGTAGTATTCGGTCCATTTTTTATAAAGATCGAGCGTGATCTCCGAAATAGGAAAGTACTCCTTTTCGCTTACCAAATCCAGTTCAGCATCATTCTCAAACTCCGGAATAAACGGTATTTTTTCATAGGTCAACAGGTATTCATTGTCAAGAACGTAGATGAACAGTTTTCGACCATTAACCCGATTTTGTTTTACCTGTAAGATTTGATATCTCATCGAATTTCCATTAAAGCTGTTTTTGTCGCTATATGGATTTTTACTGATGATACGATAACGATAAAAGTGCTTAGGAGTTGTTTTCTGACGAAATCTGAATTTGCTAAAACAAAGCTGCATAATATCCCCCTTAATGAATCATGCGTATTCGAAATATCATTATTTGAGTTCTTGTGCCTTTAATGCTTTTTGAGCCCATTCCTGACATTGTGCAGAGACAGTCTCCGGCGAGATTATCCGCATCTGATCAGGAAATTGAAAGAACCATCCCCAAAATGTACCACTGATCTGGACTTTAACCGTAGTTGTATACCGATTATTGCCTGATCGTTTTATCTTTGTATCCAGACCGAACTGATCATAAATCACATCTATAAGGTCTTCTGTAAATTCTAATTCTACTTTTTCTTCAGTTCCACCATACATTTTAAATGTCTTTGAGGTATATGTTTCCAGCTCTTTAGCAGAAACAAGAGCTTCATCACCAATCAGGCTGTCGAGATGCTGAACATCCTCAATGCGATCAATACGATAATTACGGTATTCCTTCCTATTTGAATTGTAGCAACGCAAATAATATTTATCATCCGTATAGATCAGGGCTATGGGATCTACGACATATCTTTCCTTGCCGCGCTGATATACTCTGTCTCCATTCTCGTCATGCTTGAAATAGAAGAAGGACACCTGAGTCTGCCGTTTGAACGATTCTTCAATAATAGCAATTGTGTCTAAGACGCTGTTATTGGTTTGCTTTCTGATATTAAAGCGAATCCTGTTCTGCTTGAGCAATTCTGCACAGTGAGTTCCGCCAATATTTGCTATTTTTTCAATCAAAGCATTAGTCGTTTCTTCCGGTATTACAGAAGAAGCCTGAACAGCATCAATGAGAATCTTCAGTTCTGCTAAGGAGAACTCGTTATGTTCCAAATAGAAAGCATTGCTGTGTCCGATTTTAGTACTTCTGACAGAGTAACCCATATCCTGTAGTTGAGATATATCTCTTGCCAGAGTTCGACGATCACATGAAATGCCAAGGCCAGCAAGCTTTTCTATCAAAGTGTTTGTTGTAATGGGATGTTCAGCATCGGACTGTTGCTTCAAGATTTCGGTCAGCAGTAGTAATTTGTTCTTTTGCATGTCAACCTACTCCTTTTCCATTATACACCTTTATGCTATCACATTATGGCTCAAATGTCAATTCGCAACTGTCACAAAAATGTGACAGTAAATTTGTGCATAGAAAAAACGCATAAGCAATCAGCACACACGCATTTACATCGATGAACTCAGATCTATTCTCCAGAAGAATAATATTGATTATCCGAATATTTGAATGAGCTTGGATCAGCCTCAGATAAAGAATTGTACTGCCACCACATTGCCACATCTGAAAGGAAGCTTATTGAATATTCTAACAGGGTTCTACTCAGATGCGGTTTTACTCCGGCAAGAGTGCGATTCCTAGTGCGGCATACACAAATGGACTCATTTTCTGCCGGACAATTCCCGTGGTAGTCACCGGCAAAGGTGGGCAAAACGCCCGTGCAGCTGTGGCGGCCTGAGCGTTATACACAACCGCAGAGCAGAAAACTGACCGATGAAAAAGTGCTCTCTTTGAAAGTACAGAGAGTGAAAGCTTACGGGTAAGTGTGTTCCTTTGGGGATATCTGCCTGTTGTGGAACGCACCATAATTCCAATTCCGATAACGACTAATGCGGAACGGAGATCATTTGTGTCAATAGACTATGGTTATCCTGAAAGAAACGAGCCTACAAGTTTCCTCGTAGGCTCGAAAAGCTATTTCAAAGACTACAATCAAAATAGCTTATATATCATTATATTTTGCATATGATGTCGCTTAATCAATGGGACTTGATATAATCAACAAACTCTTTACAGTTAATTCTTCCGTATACACTATCATTTCCAGCAGTCATGATTCTTTTTAAACAATCCGGAACACCAGCTTCACTTCTGAAATGAATTCTGTCTTCTGAACCCCACGCCCCCTGATTCTGATTATCCTCATGAACATTATAATCAACATTTTCAGGGGTATTCTTGATGTATTCTACGGCTTCGTCACGTTCTTCTACAGAATCAAAATGAACCTGTCCGTTCTTACCGAACACAAGCTTCTCCATATGGCTTTCACCTCCGTTCTACAATATTCTCTGATTGTAGTCAGGAGTAGGTCATGCTGAATACGCTAAGTTAATAGCCGTAACTAAGCCATCATAATCACCATTCTCGATTTGGCTAAACGAATCCATTTCAAGACCGATGAAAAGAACATACAGGAACTTATCGAAAGAATAAATTGGATCAGAATGGTTTTCAATATCATCTCTTATCGTATCAGACTTCGCCAATAGGCATATATGCTGATATTCTCGATTGATCTTTTGCGTATTACCATTTGGATGAGCGTAGTTTAGATGTTGTGTAGGTGTTAATGCAATAAGGTTTTCGATAAAGTGGCATATTGCCGGGTAATCAGCTTCAGGGAAAATATGATGAATATGCGTTGCCATATCTCCAATATGCTGTTTATCATAGGTCACTTCGGTGATGCCATCACGGAACTGATCATTGTATATGCGAACAATCTTCTTTGCTTTTGCAGACATATACTTTGTAAGATCCTTGTTTATGCTGATATTTGCTGTCTTTTCATACTCTGAACGTGTCATTTCTTTAGGCTTATCTGAATAAATATCCCTGAAATTATCCCGGTTATACATCAACATATCATAAGTTATCTTGTGTTTAGAAAGCCTGCCTTTTTCTGTACCCTCTGTTCCATGAAGAAAAGCCAAAGGGTTAATAACCTTAGTAAATATTCTTCGACATTCTGTCCTACCATTTATAGGAGTATGAGCAATGATGAAATCTTCATAACGCTCTTTAAGATCATCGAAATTCTCTTTAGTTGTATTACTGAAAAAGGCGTTGAACATTTCGATAATACCCGAATCAGTTAAAACCTTAGTAATGTAGCACTGTAAAAACGTCAAAGCGTTTCGGTCACGCAATGAAAGGTATTCTATAATATCTTCATTAGCAATACGATAAAAATTACGGTTTTTCACCTTTTTCTTTTCAAGGACTCCTGCATAAGCCATAAGCTCCATCGGTTGCTGGAAAAACTTATCATATTCATTGCGAGCTTTAGTTTCGTCAGGATTTGGCTTCTTGAAAATACTCTCTACATACGTTACTGTATAATCATTATGCCAAATATCCATTGATGAAAAGAAGTCATTGCCATTCTCAGCTACATAATTTACGATGCAGTCTGCGATTATAGAAATAACGTCAGGAGTGCACTTTTGATCAATCCACCTGGCATTGTGTGAAAGTCTTATATCATAATTCCTCTGAGAAAGAAACGAATCAATCTCGTCTTTACTTAAAAATCTCATATTACACCTCTTTCAGCAAACCAAAGAAGAAAACCGAATTACTGTCTACATTGAGTGAACGAGTCTGATAATTCCTTGCTATCTTATAGAAAGCTCTGTATTCGTCAGTTGAGAAGTATCCTCTTTGCATTTCGTTTATCGAAAATCCGTCTTTTAGCGTTAGAATTGCTACCGAGCCATTAACAAGGGCATATGGGGGCTTCTTAATCAAACGAGGCTTATATGTCATATTAGGAGTAAGATAAACATTATCGCTCTCATAAAAGGCATAAACGCTTAACTGCCTTGCATCGTCTGCTGAGATATAAGAATCATATCCCTCTATACTTTCAATTTGTGTACCCAAATCGTTGATGTTTCGAGATTTGATAACCCTTATATCACCTTGAGTAGAAAGTAGTTTATTCGTAATCTGACGATCTCTGAACACGGTGAACACATCAAAAGTAAGCCTTTTAGCTATCTTATCAAAAAACTCATTGCGATAGATAAGCCAGTACGGAAACGCGGAATCAGTGATATAGCTTTGTTTCTGAACGAACGTAACTTGCTCTGTCATGGAGCGAATGATTGTTTTAGCCGCTGATTCGAGCGTATTAACATTAACGCATACAGTTTCAACCAATACGCCCTTAAAGCCATTTTCACCAAAATCAATGATGGAGTCAATATGCTTTTTTTCCAATACTTCTCGTGTTTTCCTGAATTCCGGAGTATTTAGCAGAAATTTCGGTACGATTAATGACACATAATCACTAATCTGAATAGCTTTCTCTAAAAAGAATGAGAAAGTATTGGTTGTATCAGTGTTCACAGCTTGCGCTTTATACAGCTTCAAAGCTTTATTATTTGAGCCTAATTTGTTGAAAGGAGGATTACCTATCACCATATCATAGCGCATGTTGAATTTATGAAGAAGAAAATCATCGTTGATATAATTGATAGTCACATTATCAGGAAGAGCGAACTTACTGATAATATATTTCAAAACCGCGATAACATCTGGATCAATATCAACAACATCTATTATGACCGATTTAGCGGCAGCATACTTTTTTATGATAAATGGAATAAAATTACCTGTTCCGACAGATGGTTCAAGAATGCGAATCGAATCCTTGTCAATATCAGGAAGATATTTCATTATCTCATTAAGTATGGATTTATCAGTAAAGAAAGCGGCGTTATGTTCTCGCTTTGCATTTGCATATTCAACCACTTTTGAGATAGATGATATACCCACCGTATCGAAATTAGCAGAAATATAGTTGATTACACTATCGAGCGAGCCTAAGTCTGTAGTATCTATCAGTTTCTTGACTTCCACATCGCTGAGATGCTGCCTACTGAAAAAAAAAGCTATCTTATCAGCAATACTCTCAAAGATTGCAGTTGGTACAGCTTCTCCTAAACACTGCCTGATTTTAATCTCTTCTTTCTTCAAGAAAGCTCTTTTTTTCTCAATAGAGAGAGAGTTAAGAGTTTGCTCAGGAATGTTCGTCCACCTGAAAGAGCTTGGTATCGTCATCATCATCATCAGTTCTCTGATGCTGAAGACTCTGTCATCACTTGGGTGTATGGTATTTTGGCTTGCGAGTTGATCATTCCTTGTATGGATACATGGTCCGACCTTATCCCAATATTGCCTACGATACTTATCTCCATTTTTGCGTATATTTACAACAATTTCGCCATCTACAACTTTATGAGGGACTTTACTAATATCCGACTGATCAAATGCGGATTCACCCTCTTTTAAGTCGGCAATCCAACTACGCATATGCTCTGGATATACCCTAAATGCGTGGTATATGTCACTTTTACTTATTTCCCCGAATTCTTGCAGAGCTGGCAGGTGACCGATCACCTCTCTTAACGTCTTTTCCTCTTGATAATCAGGAAAGAGTTCAAACGGAGAGATAAAATCAGCTAAGTCTTTTCTGACACCGATAACTACTGTCCTTGAACGGCTTGAACAAGCACCATAGTTCTTAAAATTAATCACTTGTGAGTAAGTAGCATATTTAGAGCCTAAATGTGCTTCTATCGCTTCTGAAATAGGTTTTTCTGCTCCATCTGTATCAGTACATATGGTCTTCATAAAAGCAGGAACATTTTCAAATACGAAGAATAGGGGACTTATTTCCTCAATAATTTTAATCGATTCTATAACAAGAGAATTCCTAACAATTTCATTATCAGCCTTTTTATGATTAGCTACTGACATACCTTGACAAGGCGGAGTTGCGATAATAACAGTGACATTGCCGATTTTTTCGACTTTCCTCCACCGTTCCACTTCCCCAAGTAAATGTTGCTTGACGCTCTCCTCTGTAATATCTCCGCAAATATAGCCCGTTTCATATTTACACTTCTCGTTAAACTTTTGAACGTTGATGCGACGCTCTACTATCTCATTAGTGGCGATACACTCAAATCCGTGCATCTTAAAACCATAGCATCCAACGCCAGCACTACTGAAAAGGCTAATATAGGTCAATCTATCATCGTTGATTCTTTTCATTTTTGAAACACCATTCACTTATTTCTATGTTAATCCGCAGGCACAAAACTGCTTGTAGACATTATAATTCATCTTATATTATAGCACGTCAGGGCTACAAAGTCAATAATTTACAGCCATTTTAAAGCATCTCAAATCACAAAATAACTGCTATGTCAAAACATAGACGTTTGAATCATAGTATTTGCTCACTTCGCACGTCAAAGACACACCGCCCTTAAAGCCAGCCTTGTATGCAGTTATCATTTCAGCAGCGGCGGTATCGCTTACGAAGTCAAGAAGCTTGTGGAGTATCTCGACCTGTTCCTCGTTGAGCATACTCTCCAGTCTTGTACTCAGCTAAATCCATTTATCCGAAGACCCAGTCGTAGGCAGTTCACCCTGGTGACATTTGTAAATCATATCAAGCATCATAACCCATCCTTTCGGTTATCTCATTTATTATTGCTATCATTCCGATTTTAAGCTCTTTTGGATATGGTGTCATGATTTACCAATTAAAATGTAGTTAACAATGAATTCAAATAAGTCTCTGTGCACTATCACAAGTTTCTTTCACACTGAGCCTTATTAATAATAGTTCATCAGCATAGTACTCGACTGCCGTCATAACCTTGCCTAGCCATTATTTGTATCCCAATATGGCTTTATTAGGTAAGTATCATTTATATTCGAATTGCGCATAAACGTCGATAACTTTCCTTTGATATATCTGCCAATAACAAAGTCGACAGGAGCAATTCCATAATACTGCAGTTCAGGGCACTTTTCGGCTATGAAAGCTACAGTTTTTCATATTTTAATGGAACAACCTTTCCGGAATCCTTATTTCTTCCATAATGTAGTATCTACGCTTTCATACGATATCATCCACCAAATCCCCGGATATATCCCTGATCTTGTCCATCTCGAGCTCCATATAACTCTTGCTAGTACCCACGGTCTTGAAAAGCTGTATCTTCCGTCCGATAGCGTCTATCTTTCTGACACGTTCGGTCATCGAGACATAGGAGCCACCAACCTTTGCAATATCTGCAATAAAGTACGTAAACTTCAGAACAGGATGGTGGCCATCCTCCAGAACGTCTGCTATCAGGCTGATTTTCTGGTTCAGCACTTCCATCTCAGATTCCGTCAATTCCTGAAAACTGCCAACCTCTCTTGCTTCTTCACCGACCATATCCTCGTAACCCGCCAGTGCGTTGAAGGATGAGAACTGCGCTGCTCTCTCATAGGCAGACATTGGAGTCCGTGTAGGAGACTGCCAGTGGGGGAGAGAGATTATATCTGCATAGACCACTCTTGCATCAGGCTCATTGCTTTTTATCCCTTTTGCCATCCTTCTTCACCTCCGAAGCCTCAGCTCTATGGCCACCAATCTGGCCATTTCGTTCTATCGTTGTTCCGCCTTCCATCAGGTTCATGCCCCGCAGAACAGCGTTTTTGCCGAATCTACCCTGTAGCTGTAAGGTTGCACGTTGCAGAGCACGTTCACGTTCTTCCTTGCGCTTTTTCTCCGCCTTCTGACGCTCCACCTCTTCATAGTCCACAAAGAGCTCAAGCTGAACAGGAGCGTCATCGTCCGGGATATTGTTCTCATAGATCAGGTTGCAGGCGCAGATGTTGATCCTGCGCACCATAAGATCAGGATCAATGATTCTGTCATAAAGCTGCATCATGCACTCAGCGATCGCAGAAGTAGAAGATGTCCAGCTTTCGAGGTTCCCCGTACCGTGCGCATGCTTCGGAACAGGTCTGCCGTAGTGATCCTTGTGAACGACTCCGTTGTATCGCTTTCCTGTTGATGTGACCTTGTATTCGTCTTCTTTGGGCGTTCTGCCTCTGCGTACCAGCTGCACAGATGTCCGGTCGTAGCCGATTGTCAGTGTCAGCTTCTTCGTAACAACGTACTTTCTGACCATATCCAGCACAAGCAGCTCCGTCATTTCCCGGACGATCAGCCTTGCAAGTTCTGCGGAATACGGCTCTTTCAGCACTTGTCCGGAAGAAAGCGAGTTTGTGGAAGGTCTGTAGGACTTGATCGTTGCGATCTCTGTCGGCTCCCAGCCCCATGCATGGTCGATCACGATTTCAGCCTTCACGCCCAGTGCCTTATATAGCAGATCTTCGTTTATCGTACTCAGTCGTGCGATATCACCCATGGTATAGCAGTTCAGCGTCGCAACACGGGCTGCGGTTCCGCCGCCAAGCCCCCAGAAATCCGTCAGGGGCGTGTGGCACCAGAGCAACTCTCTGTATTTCATTTCGTCAAGCTCAGCAATGCGGACACCGTCCTTATCAGCAGGAACGTGCTTTGCAACGATATCCATAGCGACCTTAGCAAGGTAGAGGTTCGTTCCGATACCGGCAGTCGCGGTGATACCAGTCTCATACAGCACCTCCCGGATCATCGTCATGGCCAGCTCGTGTGCCGTCATGTGGTAGGTGCTCAGATATCCGGTCGCATCGATAAAGCACTCGTCAATGCTGTATACATGGATATCCTCCGGAGAGATATATCTCATATATATTGAGAAAATCTTCGTGCTGATCTCCTCATATAGCCTCATGCGTGGCGGCGCTATGATGTATGACAGCTCCAGTGACGGATCTGCAGCAAGTGCCTCTGCATCAAAAGAGGCGGAACTGAAATGATACTTGCCATTCTCATCCCGCGGCAGCAGCTTCCGGCGGAACGCCTCATTGAACCGTTTCTGATTGATTTCCTTGACAGCCTGTACGACCTCAAACAGTCGGGCGCGTCCAGAAATGCCGTAGGCTTTCAGCGAGGGTGTGACCGCCAGACAGATCGTTTTCTCGGTGCGGGATTCGTCTGCGACGACAAGATTTGTTGTCAGGGCGTCAAGATGCCTGTCAACGCACTCGACTGAGGCGTAAAATGACTTCAGATCGATGGCGATATAAACCTTGTTCATAATCTACGCCCCCTATGTTCTAACTTATTGTATCACGACTGGACACTCCACATACCATCTGCCGACACTGCTGACATGATGGGTATTCGCTTTTTCAAAGAAGAGATACTTGAGCTCTCCCTTTATAACGACCGTATAGCAGCCGCAGGTCAGGCTGTCATGGTTCGCACCGGCAGGCCTGAAATCTTTGACCGCTTCGATTCTGAATACTCGTCCGTCCTCCCATGTGATCGTTCTCGGCTGCATATAGCCTGTGGCATCGAAATCGGAATTGACCTTGACATATTTTCGCTCCATCCGTATTACCGGCTGTTTCATGCCACCGCCCCCTTTAATGCAATATAAAAACTTTACAGTATTATTCTTCGGCCTGACTTTCCTCGCGTCTAGTTTTCAATTTACAAACCGGGATGTCATATCTTATGCCATTTTCTTCTTCTGTAAGGTATATTTCGAATGAATTAATACACTTAATAAGTATCACTGAAATACCATCTAATATTTCAGGACCTTTCCATTCTGGATAAGTTTCGTCTATTCTTCGAAGTTCGCTCCATATCTCCGGTACAAAGCAATAAAAACGTGATGGAAACATGTTTGCTTCAATTACGCCTTTCATTTGCTCATACATCAGGTTCATATGCCCCATAAAGTAACAGCAATAAATTAAAGCCGTTTTGATATAATCATGGAATCTTGCAACAAAGTCATCAAGAGATATTTCCATTTTATTATATTTCCAACGCAAATCGCAAATCTCTTTTTCAGCTGTTTCTAAGTTGTTTAATAGCGACTTAATATCTTGTACGGCAATATCTGCATCGTATATAAAATTTGATCTTTTACATGCATAGTATTCTTCCCAAAATCGCAATGCATTCTGCCTTAATCCATTTTGAAGATCCTTTACTGAATACATTGCATCTAACCATTCCCATCGTTTTTGATTATTTTCATCTTCAACATGTGCCAGTTCATGCTTTATCATTCGAATGAATTCATTTTTAGAATTCCGAGCTATGGTGATACTACTTTCATCTGTTATCTCTGTATTATTCTCGGTTAATTGGCCAATCAGGATTGTCAGAGGTATTTTTTTGTCAATAAAAATATGATATCCAATATCATCAGGTTTGCCTTCTCCTTCTTCGACACAGACAACTTGAGCATGCCCACCAGCTATTTTATTTCTTGTTGCAAATGTATTATGACCGACTGATTTCTGAAAAGCGAACAATTCATTTAGATAATCATTAGTAAAATGAATTGAGTTTAGCCCCTCAATATTAATTGGTGGATTATCCATTTCAAGAATCTGATCTATCAGGCTTTTCATTGATTCCGAAAGTGAAGGTATAAAATCGTCAAATTGACTCATTTCATCATCAAAGCTTTTTATCGTTACAACTATTTTCATATCTTATCACCCTATTCTGTATGCATGATTATGAAATTACTGTTTTACTTGTTTTTCCTTATAATGTTTTCTGCAAAGCGAGATATAACTCTCGTTGCCGCCGAGCTGTACCTGTTCGCCCACTGTGACCATCTCACCGTTCAGCAGCCTTGCATTGAAATGCGCCCGCTTGCCGCACCAGCATATCGTCCGTATCTGCTCAATATCGTCTGCAAGCTCCATAAGCCGCTGTGCGCCGGGAAACAAATGACTCTGGAAGTCCGTCCGCAGGCCGTAGCAGATAACGGTTATGCCGTAGGTATCGACAAGATCACTGAGCCTGTCAATGATCTCCGGTGCAAGGAACTGCACTTCGTCAACGATAATGCAGTCATAATGCTCACCGCTATAGTTTTCAAGAAACTCCTCTGCAAATTCACAGGGTTCCTCCAGTCCGATACGGGACTTTATAACTTTTGCGCCGTCCCTGTCCTCGCATCGCGGCTTCAGCAGTACGACCTTCTTATCGCGCTCATAGTAGTTATATCGCACCATCAGTGCATTGGCTGTCTTTGAACTGCCCATCGCACCGTATCTGAATATCAGTTTTGCCATTTATTTGCCCTCAGTCATACATATGGTGTTCCTGCTTGAACAGACCAATCTCTCTGTCAAACAAATTTTCCAGAATCTTATCCTCTCCGTCAGCCGGGAAGTCGGATGTCTCTGCAATGCCCAATACACGCCCCACGATCTGAATCGTATATCCATCATCCTTTTCAGAGTACGGAATCTTCGGATTCACAGAGAACAGCCTGTGGTCGGCGGAAAGCCGCTTGATGATCAGACCATCTGGTGTGTTGCAGACCACATCCTCTCCTGGATAAGCGTCCTCGCAGTATTCAATGTAGACACTGTCACCGTCGTGGTAGACTGGCAGCATACTGTCTCCGACAACACCGACCACAGCATCTGCAAGACGGTTCCTGTCGGTTTTCCTCATAAAGCAGTATGTCATTTCCTCATCGGAGTAGGGGGTACCGGAGCCAGCCGCTGCTCTTGTACAGGGTGTCTCGAACAGTGCAAAGGATGCTTTCATCAGTTCGTCCTTCGCTTTCAGCTCCTCATCAAGCATATGAAAAATCATTTTTTCGATGACCTTCTGCCCGACAGGACTGATGAGGCGGTATTCCCGCAGCATCTTCAGCTCCTGCTGTGTCACCGCAGTTGTCGCAATGCCGTAAAGGTCATCCAGCGACATACCGAGAATTTTACACAATTCAACGATCGTGTCATGATCTGGCTTGTATCCGTCATTTTCCCACTTCACGACCGTATTGCGGCTGACATGAACGATATCAGCAAGTTCTGCCTGTGAGAGCCCTGCCTTTGCTCTGAATGCCTTGATCGCAGGCCCGAATCTGACAGATTCAGCAGTACGCTCATCAGAAGCCTTCCCGATGACAGAATCAGTCATATGAAGCTGCGCATTTGTTGTCAGCCCCGCATTTGCCGCTTTCTGGGGAACGGCATTCGCTCCGGCTCGTGTCACTTTACTTGTTGTTCGTTTGACCTTCTTATCATCGGTACTCATAACAACATCCTCCGTTCAAATGATAGCACCGCTGTGATCTCATGCCAAGCGGCCGTATTCGTTTCTCAATAAAAGCTGCCTTCATGCATCGCATAGGTATACTTATCCTGTAGGCAGAATACTCTTTGGCTATATTATAGCACACAATATCTTTTCTGTCAATAGCTGAAAAGAAAATAAAATGTTTGCAAAACCTCTTGACAGGAGCTGCACTGTGGTGTATAATGGAGAGTAAACAGACAAGCGAACGTTTGTGCTGTATGAATGCGGCAGCTTGGTCAGGCTTAATGACTTATACAGATATCCGCACTTCGTAAGCCTTATGTTTGCAGCCCCGCCTTCGCCAGAGGTATTTACTGCTGTTAAAACTACAGATGTGCAGAACAAGAGAATGTATCGGGAGACACAGGATCATAACAGTAAACAGGGGGAATATATGAGATCAAGTGATTATTACTGGTTCGAGAACTTGGACGGAAGGACGGATGACTATCGGTATCCGGATATACTGGATATCATCGAGCAGGAAGAAAAGGCAAAACAGAAGCGCAAACGCAGCTCGAAGCAAAAGCCGCGCATGAACAGAGAAAACATCCGCATCAGAATGGCGATCGGAATGTACGTCACAAGGGAGGAATTTGATTATTACCGCCGTACCTGTACACCGCAAGAACGCGAAGAGCTTGAATGCTTTTATGCGCTCCATAGCGGCATGAGCGGTTTCGGCATTGCAGGGCTTTACACACCGCCCAGCAGAGGGCTGAATCTCGGTTACAGTGAGGGATATACCTCGACCGTAGTGGAGATGAACGGCAGACGTTCACTTGTGATGATGCCAACATCTACACCGGATATCAATATTGAAGCAGACAGCACCCGCAGAGTCCATACAGTCTTGGATGTGCTGCAGAATAACCTGCATGAGGACTTCGGAGAAGCGCTCCGGTACCTGACAGACACCTGTCCTTCGGATATTGTAAACGCACTCGATATCACAGATGCCGTTCTTGTCAGCTACGATGGCTGCTGCGTGAAGCGTGTGGAAAGCTCGTGGGAACAGAGACTGGACAACTTCATCGTGGATGTGATCGTCAGCGGTGATTTTACGCTGAAAGTACCGATGGCGCAGGGCGGCGGTGAACAAACGCTGTATGTGTATCGGGATTCTCACAGGACAATCGATTATCGTTTTCGATACACCTTCGATCTTTACGGGAGGAACGGTCAGAAGACCTGCAGCGGGCCGATACTGGCACCCGTTCAGTATTTTCCGGAGGACGCGATCACGCGGCAGCAGACATGGCCGACCAACAAGATACTCAGGCCGAATATTTCATACAGGGATTTTCCGGCACTTGCTGCAAAAATGCTGAAGGATATTTATCCCGAAGCACTGAAAGCACCGACTAAAATTGACGGTGAGGTTCTGGTGCAGAGACTGAGCAGATGGCTGAAAAAGCGATACAGCCGCATGAAGCTGCGTCTGCGCAAGGAGCATCTTGGAAAAGGAGAGGGTATAAAGGGCCGCATCATCTTTTCGGATATGGAAATACCGGACAGCAGCGGCGATCTTCTCAAATGCAAGGCCGGAGATATCATCATCAATCTGGATGAGATGCTGCGGCCTTCAGATGTTTTGGCAACCATCATTCACGAGTGTGTCCATGTGTATGTGGATCTGCCGTTCTTTATGCTGCAGCTGATGGCGGGCGTACCGAGTTACAATTTCATCGACAGAACGAGCAGTTGGCTGAGAAAAGAACAGGACGTTCAGTATGATGGAATGGAACTGATCGCTGAAATGGAAAAGCAGGACGAGAAGCTCACTGCATATGTGATGATGGAGGAAGGAACTTTCTGCAATGAGTGTGAGCGCATGTTTGAACGCACCGGGAATGACAGATCACCCCGCGCACTCATGTGGATGCTCGGTATCCTGACCAAAATATACGGTGCCTCCATGCAGATGACGAAGATTCGCATGAAGGAGATCGGAATCACCGAGGTTGAGGGAATCTGGAACTTCATCGGCAATAAGGAGCGGGTGCCGGATCATGCTGCCAGCGGCGTATGGTACAGCAATGTGATATACACGATCGACAGGCAGGATGCGATCGCACTCATCAGCTCCTCAGAGCGATTTGCAAGCGTGCTGCTCAGCGGCAGATATGTCTATCTGGAGGGACACTACGTTCTCAACGATTCCCGCTATATTGAAACCGCACCCAATGGGATGCAGCGGCTGACAGAATATGCCCATGCACACATTGATGAATGCTGTCTGGCGTTCAGACCGAAACGCAGGAAGATCACATTCCAATACGCAGGCGGTTCTGCGGCGCGTACCAAGAAAAACGGCAACGGAAAATATAATACAGTGGAGCTTGTCAGTGAACCCGGAGAGGAAGGCTATCAGGCTGAAAACAACGCATTTTCTGAAAGTGCGGCACGTTGGGGCGCACTGGCAGGCGCACTTCACGGCACGTTCCATGACGCACTTCAGATGGTGCTCGATGAACTGGGTGTTTCTCAGACAACACTGGCATCCCACATGGGCGTATCGCGGCAGGCGTTTCAGAAATGGCTGAAAAGGGAGATCATGCTGAAGCGTCATGTTGTCGGTATCTGTATCAGCCTGAAACTGGATATCGGCGTCAGCCTTCGCCTGATCGAGCTGGCAGGACTGCATCTCAGCTATTACGGTGCAGACCCGATCTATCTGCATCTGCTGAGCGACAGAAATATGACGATCGAGCGCGGCAACGATATCCTTACGGAGCAGGGCTTCAAAAAACTGAATGACGGCAGACAGTTTGAACTGGATATGCTCGACTTCGATTCACAGACACAGAGCCAGCTAAGAAGAAGGTACGGAATAGAGGAAGAATGATAATAATGATGACCGGCGGTTATATGACCGCTGGTCTTTTTTATGCCCTTCTGCGGTTGAGATGCGGAAAAACGGATCGTTTCCATTGTGCAAAATGACGATTTGAAAATTTTATTGCACGATTCTGCAACCTGTTTGGTTGTCAGAATAAAAATACAACAGAAATATCACTGACGTAAAATCGGCATTTTCGCAATGAATGTGTCCACCTGACATGGACACTTTTCGATGATTTTCAAAAAAGCACGCAGAATCGCCGTTTTATTCGGCAACCCCGTTGATTGGCTTACAGGCCGGAAAATATATGTTAAACTATAATTGTAGGGGGGACAAACTCCCGAACACAATAGAGCAGGGCGTTCATCGGAAACGTCATAGATTCGATGATTTCCGGGAACCGGCTTGAAAGCGGATCCACAATGGTTACCGCTATGTCAAGTTCCGGAAAGCGGATTTGTGCAACTTTTTCGGAGGTTGCCGAATGAATACCTTGCTGAACACCTCGCTGCCGGATGCATACGGTAGGCGGGCGTTCATACAGCAAAAGTCTCTAGGCCATAGCTATACCCTGTGGACGGCAGATCAAGCTGTATGTTCTCCCTCTGTATGCATCCGGCTATTTTTATGCCGAAGCATAGAAAAATCACATTTGTTAGTCAAGGCGCGCATTGGCGGACAGATGCTCATAACGGAAAATCATGCCTGCGGTCAGTATTGACCGAAACAGGTATCATGAAAGAATTTCCGTGTGGACATCGTCTGCCTGCGTGCCTTTTACGCAGTAGGAGCATTTGCCGCGAGTGCGTTCCTTGCAGAAAGGAACGACTATGAATACGATCACTGTAACAGATAGAACTACCCTCGGAGAACTGCTCACCATTCTCAATCTTGCTGAAAAGTCCGGCAAGACACCTACCCCGAAAGAGCTGTTTGAGACCGCCGGTGAACCGATTGCAGAAACAAACGACTGCACACTGTTCAGCAACGGCTTTGCAATCTACCAGAATATCACCGGACGCACCGTTGTGTGGCTGCCGTACTGCAAAAACTTCACTTTCTATTTTAATAAGCTGAGGGATTCAGAAAAGGAAAGCTTCAGAGAGTCCTACGAACTGCCGGACGGCTTTCTCGCCACACAGCCGTGGATCCTTGCAGTGACGTTGATTGGCGACCACCGCATTGAGGCAAACAGCATGAACCGCACCGGCAGCCGCAAGGATACTACAGATTATGACAGCGCCGACAACGGGGATAAGGACGGCGATATGGAACTGGCAGTGGCAGACCCTTTCCGTAGAGCCTTCAACTGGTACGACGGACGCATTGGCGAGAATCCGCAGGATGCTGTGGAGCGCCGTGAGACCAGAGAAGAGATGCTTGCGGATATGACAGAGAAGCAGCGCGAGGTGTTTATCCTGTACTACCGTGACTGCATGACACAGGATGAGATCGCCGAAATGCTGGGCATCGCAAAGATGTCGGTCAACGAGAGACTGCGTTATGCACTGGCAAAGGCAAAAAAATTTTTCTGAGACCCCTTACAAATCGCTTCTCCCACGACAGTATATGAGAGGCCATGATGCTCCTCACGATAATACATTGGCCGCAAGGCCGCACAGAAAGGAAAAGTATATGGAAAACAAAACCCCGAAGAACCGCTACAACGGCGGTGCCGCACCCGATCCCGGCAAGTCCGCAGGTAAACCGGATGCCCTGAAGCTGCTTGAAACGGCAATGGACAAGCGTGCCGGAGACATCGCACAGACCGCAACAGATATGTTCCGCTTCATGTCGATGGCATCGGCTATGCTCCCGAATATGGAACTGGATGTCGGTGTGTTCCGCCTGAAAATTGATGACGAGGGCGTCTTCTTCGAGATCCGCTACCCGGACGATTTTAGGAAGAAGCTCCGCAGGGACAGCGGTGTCATCGCGAAGATGCCTGAAAATGATGATGACGAGGAGGGACTGATCTATGACGGAGACTAAAAAGAACAAGCTGCCGGAGCCTATCCCGGTAGACGCAAAGAAGCTGATCGACGGGCTCGGCACGATCTTCGGCGGTGTTATCCAGCTTCTGAATTCAATGGAGCCGGGCATGGCACAGCAGCTTGCAGATATGGCCATCAACGGTGTGCCGAAGGAGACAGCTCCGGAGACTATCAACCCGGATGAATTTGAAGAGATCCTTTCCGCTGATGATCTGCCGTGGGACACCGAGCCGGAGGAAAAGCCGAAAGAGCAGCCGAAAAAGAAAGCCCCTGCAAAGAAACAGGAGCCTGCATCGGAGCTGACCGCCGATGACCTTATTAAGGTTGTGACCGGCAAGATCAAGCAGAACAGAGCCAACAAGGACAAGGTTCTCGCCCTGCTGAAATCGTATGGTGCAGCGAAGGTCAGCGATATTCCGCAGGACAAGTACGAGGCATTTCTCACCGATGTGTCCCAGCTCTGACCGGAGGTGATCGGATGCCGGATGTACACGCGCTTCTGAGCGCATCCAGTTCCAAGCAGTGGCTGCACTGTCCGCCTTCCGTTCGCCTGCAGGAGAGCTTTCCGAATGAAAGCTCTGTCTATGCCGAAGAAGGTACATTCGCCCATGAGATCTGTGAGTACAAGGTTCGAAAGTATCTGCATGAGCGCGTGAAACGCCCGCAGTCCGAGGAGTTCGACACTGAGGAAATTGAGCAGATTACCGACGTGTATGCCGAATTCGTCATTTCCATCATTGAGCAGATGCGGGAAAATGACTGTGAACCTCTTGCTTTTGTAGAAGAGCGTGTCGATTACAGTCATATCGCACCCTCCGGCTTCGGCACCGCGGATATGCTTATCATCGGCAAGGATGCTGATGGCAGAGGTCTGCTTCATGTATGTGATTTCAAGACGGGCAAGGGCGTGTTCGTGGACGCAGGCCACAACAGCCAGATGATGCTGTACGCGATTGGGGCTTTAGCCGCTTACGGCTTTTTGTATGATATCGAAATCGTTCGTATGAGCATCATCCAGCCCCGTCTTGATAATATCAGCACATTTGAATGCAGCAGGCAGGAACTTGAGGACTGGGGCGAGAGCATCAAACCGACCGCTCTGCTTGCTTTCGAGGGAAAGGGCGAACAGCACCCGGGTGACTGGTGCCGCTTCTGCCGTGCAAAGCCGGTATGCAAAGCCTGTGCCGATGAAGCACTGGCGCTCTGCCGGGAGGATTTCCTCGACCTTGATGCTGGGGCTTTTGATGATACCGCAGAGGAATCTGATATGACCGCGCCCTATGAAGCGGATACAAATACAGCCGTATTCAAGCAGCCGGGCCTGATCCCTATAGCAGAACTGGCGGAGATACTGCCGACGCTGAACAGGATATCCTCGTGGATAGAGGCGGTATTTGCATTCGTCTCCTCCGAGGCGATCAATCACGGCGTACCCATTCCCGGCTATAAGGTGGTCGAAGGCAGAAGTAAACGTGTTTTCACGGACACCAAGGCGGTGGTCGATACTGCTGTGCAGAACGGCTACACCGACCTTTACAAGCAGACGCTCATCACGCTGACGGAATTTGAAAAGATGATGGGCAAGAAAAAGTTCAATGAGCTGCTCGGTGAATATGTCGCCAAGCCGCCCGGAAAACCGGCTCTCGTACCGGAAAGTGACCCAAGAGAGCCGGTCGATCTCACATCCACTCCGGATCAGGAGTTTTCAGTACTGCCTGACGAGAAATAAAACTACATTTTCAGGAGGATAAAATAATGGCTAAAAACAATACAGCACCCGCAACGAAGGTCATCGTGCCCTGCCGCATCTCTTTTGCAAACATCTGGGAGCCCAAGAGCATCAACGGCAGCGATGAGAAGTATTCCGTCTCCCTGCTCATTCCGAAGGATGACAAGGCGACCCTTGCTAAGATCAAGAAGGCGATCGAAGCAGCGAAGGAAGCTGCCAAGGAGAAGAAGTGGAGCGGAAAGATCCCCGCAAACCTTAAGCTGCCCATGCACGACGGCGATATCGACCGTCCCGACGATGAGAACTATGCAGGTCATTTCTTCTTCAATGCGACCAGCAAGGACGCGCCGCAGATCGTCGACCGCCATGTGCAGCCCATCCTCGACCCGATGGAATGCGGCAGCGGCGACTACTGCAATGTGTCTGTCAACTTCTACGGCTTTGCTGCTTCCGGCAACAAGGGTATTGCGGCAGGACTCCAGAACATTCAGCTTGTCCGTCACGGTGAACGTCTTGCCGGCAGACCGACGGCGGCATCCGACTTTGTGGAGGTCGAGGGCGACGATGCCGATGAGCTTGACGATGACGATATGGATTTTCTGAACTAAGATAAGGGAGGCGCGTCCTCCCTTTTACATACACAAAGGTGGTGATCATTATTGAGCAGACGTGTACTTTCCATCGACCTTGAAACCTATTCGGATGTTGACCTCCCGAACTGCGGTGTGTACCGCTATGTCGAGGGAGATTTCCATATCCTACTGTTCGCATACGCCTTTGACGACGAAGAGACAAAATGCGTGGATATGGCCTGCGGGGAGCAGCTTCCGGCAGAGATTATGGATGCGCTGCAGGATGACAGTATTATCAAATCGGCATGGAACGCACAGTTTGAGCGCACCTGCCTGTCAAAATATCTCGGCATTAGGCTTTCCACGGATGCGTGGCAATGCACGATGGTCTGGGCGGCATCGCTGTCCCTGCCGCTGAAGCTGGCAACGGCTGCACAGGCACTGAAAACTGCACAGCAGAAGGACGCCGTCGGTGAGCGACTTATTCGTTATTTCTCTCTGCCCTGTAAGCCCACCAAAGCAAACGGCGGCAGAACAAGGAATCTGCCTGAGCACGCCCCAGAGGACTGGAAGCTGTTCAAAAGCTACTGCATACAGGACGTGGAGACCGAGCGGGATATCCGCCGCAGGCTTGAAAAGTTCCCCCTGCTCCCGCAGGAATGGGACTACTACCACATGGATCAGCGGATCAATGACCGCGGTATCCTGATCGACAAGGAACTGGTACAGCAGGCGATCATCTGCAATATGGCGATGTCCGAAGAAATGACCAAACGTGCCTATGCTCTCACAGGACTTGAAAATCCGAATTCTGTATCTCAGCTGAAGGGCTGGCTGGAGGAGCGCGGCATTGAGGTCGATTCCCTCGGTAAAAAGAATGTCGCTTCTCTTATCACAGACCTTGACAAACATAGTGCTGACGGCGAGGCTCTGGATATGATGAAGCTGCGTTTGCAGATGGCAAAGTCCTCTGTGAAAAAGTATCAGGCGGCAGAGAGATACATCTGTCAGGACGGCAGAGCGCACGGACTGTTTCAGTTCTCCGGTGCGAACCGTACACAGCGCTGGGCAGGACGCGGGATCCAATTGCAGAATCTTCCGCAGAACCACATCTCTACGCTTGATGAGGCAAGAGAACTGGTCAAAATGGGTTGTTTTGATATGATCGAAGCATTGTACGGCAATACGCCGGATATCCTGTCACAGCTTATCCGCACGATGCTGATCCCGAAAGAAGGCTGTGAGTTTATCGTTGCAGACTTCTCAGCTATCGAGGCTCGTGTGCTGGCATGGCTTGCCGGAGAGCAATGGCGGTTGGATGCATTTCAGCGCGGTGAAGATATCTACTGTGCTTCCGCTTCGCAGATGTTCGGCGTTCCGGTCGTGAAGCACGGTATCAACGGTGAACTGCGGCAGAAAGGCAAGGTCGCAGAACTGGCCTGCGGTTACGGTGGCGGTGCCGGTGCGCTGATCTCTATGGGCGCACTGGATATGGGACTGAAAGAGGATGAACTGCCCGACATCATTTCAAGCTGGCGCGATGCAAATCCGGAGATCGTAAAGTTCTGGTATGCCGTGGAAAAAGCGGCAATCGAAACAGTAAAGGACCATACGGACAGAACAGTTGGCAGGATCGGTTTTCAGTTCTCTGCAAATACACTGTGGATCGTGCTGCCGTCAGGTCGCAGGCTTGCCTACATCAAACCAAAGCTGCAGCCGAACCGCTTCGGGCGCATGGCACTGACCTTTGAAGGGCTCGGCGCAAACAACAAATGGACACGCGGCGAGACCTACAGCGGGAAGCTGACAGAGAACATCACACAGGCGACCGCCCGTGACCTGCTTGCCGAGGCAATGCGGCGCATGGAGCTTACAGGGCTCGGCATTGTCGGCCATGTACACGATGAAGTCATTCTCGAAGTGCCGAAAGGACAATACACTGTCGATGATGTGTGCAATATCATGAACCGAAATCCTGCATGGGCGGACGGCCTTCCGCTGTCCTCTGCCGGATATACAGGCAATTATTATTTCAAAGACTAGGAGGATTTTTCTATGAAACAGGGACGAGCATTACCGGAGGTGCTGACAGAGCTTCAGCGTCAGAATGCGGCAAAGCAGGACTATATCGGTGCGGCGGAGGCATTCCGTCTGGACGAGGACGGCAGCACATTCCGCATCGGGGATGATCACAGCTTCGGCACAACACAGCTTTTCCATCGTCAGGTGGCATCGGCACTCGGTATCCCCGCGAGATATTATGATATGATGCAGAAACAGAAGCCGGAGCTTCTGGCAGATAACGTGAACGCATGGTTCTCCGACAAGGACAACAGCTACATGGTCAGAACGCTTGACTATGGTAGCGGACAGGTCGCAAGAGCTTTATTATCTGACCGCTATCGCCGTATCGATAACTTGGAGATCGCATCGGCGGTGCTGCCACTGTTTGCAGGGTGGGACGGCATGGAGGTCATGAGCTGCGAGGTTACCGAGAACAAGCTGTATCTGAAGATCGTCAATCATCGCCTTGAAATGGCTTGTGTCGGAGACAGAGTTCAGGCAGGTGTTATCATTTCCAATTCCGAGGTCGGGCTCGGCGCTGTTTCCGTGCAGCCCCTTGTCTATACGCTTGCCTGCACCAACGGCATGGTGGTCAACAGTATGGGCGAACGCCGTACCCATGTGGGCAGAGCTGCGAAGGCGCTGGAAGACAGCTTCAATATCTATACAGATGAAACGCTCGAAGCAGAAGATCATGCCTTTATGCTGAAGCTCCGTGACACAACGCTTGCTGCAATCGAAGAAGCAAGGTTTTCTCAGATCGTCGGTGTATTGGAGCAGAGTCACGGTGCAAAGATCACCGGCAGAGTTCAGGATGTCATCGAGCTGACCGGCAAGGCATATGACCTCAATCAGCCGGAACAGGACAGCATTCTGAACTATCTCATCAAGGGCGGCGATCTCTCCCTCTATGGTCTGAGCAATGCCATCACGCGGGCTTCGCAGGATGTAGAGTCCTACGACAGAGCCACTGCGCTGGAAGGCATCGGCTGGCAAGTGGCAACCATGCCGAAAACACAGTGGAAGGAGATCAACGCATGAGCAGAACATGGAAAGACAGAAAAGGATATAAAACACGCAGAAAACGCCGCGGATATCCTGTGCCGGAGATCTGTAATTACACCCGCGGCGGCTATGACGATTACGACCACAGTGACGAGGAACTGTATGTAGACGACCAGTGCTGTGAGAACTGCCGCTTCTATGGAAACTGCTGTCATACGCCGTTCCCGTCCGGTTGGTGCGAATACTGGAAGGACGGCAGATATTGAGAGAATATGTTGTTGAGAACGAGTTTGTCAAGGCAGTCAAGGCAGCCGGCGGTGTGGCATATAAGCTGACATCGCAGACAGCGAACGGGCTGCCGGACAGACTCGTTCTGTTCTTTCCTGCAAAGACAGTGTTTGTCGAGCTGAAAGCTCCGGGCAAGATGATGCGCCCACTGCAGAGAAAAAGACGGTATCAGCTGATGAAACTGGGCTTTCCGGTTCTCTGCATTGACAAGCTACATCAGATCAAACCGTGCATTGATGCAATATTGGCATGGAAGCCCGGTGAACCGTTTCCGGAGGGTATTGGAGCAAAGATACCTGATCTGGAAGTCACAATGCTTCCGTCTGAAATGGATGATTTCGGTGAAACGCTTGAACCGATCAATCCCGATGAGCTGGCAGGATTCTATGAATTGGAGGAGGATGATACCGGATGAAATATACACCGCACGATTACCAGAAATACTGCATCGAATATATCCGGGAGCATCCTGTTTCGGCATTATTCCTGGACATGGGACTCGGCAAGACGATCATCACGCTGACAGCCCTCAACGCCCTGATGTTTGACGAGCTAAAAGTGAACAAAGTGCTTGTGATCGCACCCCTTAGAGTAGCCCGTGACACATGGCCTGCCGAAGTGAAAAAGTGGGATCATTTGCAGAATCTTGAAATATCTGTCATTGTCGGCAGCGTCAAGGAGCGTACCGCAGCAGTCAATCATAATGCTTTTATTTACATCGTGAATCGTGAGAATGTGAAATGGCTCGTGGAGTATTACGAGAAAAACGGCCTGCGCTGGGATTTTGACATGATCGTCATTGACGAGCTGAGTTCCTTCAAGAACTATCAGTCACAGCGTTTCAAATGGCTGCGGAAGGTGCGCCCTTTCGTGAAACGCTGGGTCGGCCTGACAGGAACGCCGACTTCAAACGGTCTCATGGACTTATGGGCGGAGATCGGCATCCTTGACGGTGGCGAACGGCTCGGGCGGTTTATCGGCAGATTCCGTGAAAGCTACTTCAAGCCCGGCAGCATGAATCCGAGTACGGGTGTGGTATTCTCATATACACCCCGTCCCGGTGCAGAAGAGCAGATATATCAGAAAATCTCGGATATTACAATTTCCATGAAAGCCCTTGACTACTTGGATATGCCGGAGTGCGTGTATGTCAACCATGAGGTCGAGATGAATGCGGTGGAGCGAAAGCTTTATGATCAGTTGAAACACGACCTTATCATTCCGCTTGAAGACGGAGATATTGATGCCGCCAATGCTGCGAGCCTTAGTAATAAGCTGCTTCAGATGGCGAACGGTGCTGTCTATGACGAAAACAAGGAAGTGCGTACCATTCACAGCCGAAAGCTGGAGATGCTGGAAGACCTGATCGAAGCGGCAAACGGACAGCCTGTGCTGATCGGATACTGGTTCAAGCATGACCGCACCCGTATCATGGAGCATCTGACCGCTTGTGGCTATGCTCCGAGGGATATCAAGGATTCATCTGACATCACTGACTGGAACGCCGGAAAGATTGCTGTTGCTCTCATACATCCGGCTTCGGCAGGACACGGACTGAATATTCAGTCCGGCGGTCACATTATGATATGGTTCGGGCTGACATGGAGTCTGGAACTGTATCAGCAAACAAATGCCCGCCTTTGGAGACAAGGACAGCAGCACACTGTCACGATCCATCATATCGTAACAAAAGACACTGTCGATGAAGATGTGCTTGCTGCTCTCGCCAATAAGGATGTAACACAGGAGAAACTGATCGCCGCAGTCAAGGCAAGATTGTAACAATATACAGACTGTATGATCTTCTGTCATTTGACGACAGAAGGACGGCAAAGCGGCGACAATTCGGTTACGCCGCAGACCACGGAGGTGAAAACTATGGCGCGTAAGAACAAACGCCTGAAAACAGAATACCACAGAGGGCTCGGTTTCGATCCGAGAAAATATATCACTGCGCCGGTGCAGCATCACACAGCTGAACACAAACCGCAGCGCGGCGACATCTGGTTTGCGGATCTCGGCAGTCATCCGGATTCCAGCGTGCAGGGCGGCATTCGTCCTGTGATCATTCTCTCGAATGATATGGGCAATGCGCACGCCGACACGGTCAATATCATTCCCATGACGCGGCACTTGAAAAAGCCGGAGCTGCCGTGCCATACGCATCTGTTCCCCGACAGTATTTCCGATATTCATCAGCATCTGGATCCGTCCATGATCCTTGCGGAGCAGCTTACGACTGTCAGCAAGCATGCGCTCCGCAGCTATGCAGGGCATATCTCGGATGCCGATGCGATGAACCGTATTGAAACCGCTGTCATTGCACAGCTTTTCCTTGAAAGGAGACATCCCGAATGCCTGTAAATTTTGTAAATATCCCGGATGCACTGAAACACAATGCATCCTTCTGCGTATGGAAGCTTGAGAAGCGCAGTGGCAGACCGACTAAGGTGCCGTACAACCCGAAGACCGGAGCAATGGCAAAGACCAACGATCCGTCCACCTTCGCCGACTTCAAGACCGCTATGAAGGCATATGCGATCGGTGGCTGGGACGGCATCGGTTATCGTGTCAGCGAGGGCATCGGTGCCATTGATATTGACCACTGTATCCGTGAGGACGGAAGCCTGAACGATGTGGCGGCTTCCATTCTCGGTATCTTCTCAACTGCTTATTTTGAACGTTCTCCCTCCGGCACGGGACTGCGCGGCTTTTTCAAGCTCTCTCCTGACTTTGCTTATGACAAGACCGTGTACTACATCAACAACCGCAAGCACGGTCTGGAGGTCTATCTGCCGGGAACGACTAACCGCTTTGTCACTGTGACCGGAGATATGTTCCGGGAAGGAACTGTAGAACGTGACGATGATGCGCTCAAAACGGCTCTTGATACGTTCATGAAGCGCAGCACCCGCGCCGCATCCGCTTTCAAAGGCAATCCTGTGTCATATTTCACGGATGAACAGGTCATTAAACACGCATCGGAATCCAAATCCGGTGATAAGTTCAAGGCTCTCTATGACGGCAGATGGGAGGAAGGATACGACTCTCAGTCAGATGCAGACATGGCGTTTGTGTCTATGCTCTGCTTTTGGTGCGGCTGCGTAGAAGAACAAATCGACCGTATCTTCCGCAGCAGCGGCTTGATGCGTGACAAATGGGACAGACGAACCGGCGATGCAACCTATGGCGAGATCACGATCCGGAACGCTGTATCCTCATGCTCTGAGATCTATCGTCCTGTTAGCGGCTTGCCTGATGAGGACGATGTTCTTCTCGACTTTACAGATCTCGATGCAAGCACGATTCAGGAAGAGCGTGATCGCAGGGAGCGAGAGGGATACACCTTTACACCTGATTACCGTTTTCTCTCTACAACGGTCGATGAGCTTTCACCGCATACCAATCCCCGCTATGAATCCTTCCAGATCGGCAATGGCAGAATGTTTGTGGATTTCTTCCGCAGCATTATCCTGATGAACGATACAAGAGGCCGTTGGTATATTTATGACGGCCGTGTCTGGCGTCCCGATCAGCATGACATCAAGATTGCTGAAATGGCAAAAGACTTCCGTGATACGCTGCTTGCTTTCGTTCCAAGAATTATATCGGAGGATACCAGAAAACGATTCCTTGAACGTGTGCAGAAACTGGATCAGCGTAAATACCGTGACCTCATGGTAAAGGACGCCGCTTCCGATCCGGCAGTCACAGTTGATATGTCTGCCTTTGATCGTGACAAATTTCTCTTTAACTGCCACAACGGAACGATCAATCTTCTCACCGGCGAGTTCAAAGCACATGATCCGGCAGATATGCTCACAAAGATGACCGAAGTTGACTATGTGCCGGATGCCGTCTGTGACCGATGGCTGTCTTTTATGGACGAGGTCATGGAGGGCGACAAGGGAAGAATCAGGTATCTTCAGAAAGCAATCGGCTATGCAATGTCGGGTGACACAAGACTTGAATGTATGTTCATTCTCTACGGTGCTACTTCCCGTAACGGCAAGGGTACCACAATGGAAACCATTCTCCGCATTCTCGGTGAGTACGGCAGAACGGCAAAGCCGGATATGCTCAGTAAGAAAGGCTTTGCGGATTCCTCCGGGCCGTCCGAGGATGTGGCGCGTCTGAACGGCGCAAGAATGGTCAATGTCTCTGAGCCGGAAAAGTCCATGCAGATCGATGCATCCCTTACCAAGCAGATGACCGGTAACAATATCCTGACCGCCCGTTTCCTGCGTGAGAATTCCTTCGAGTTCAAACCGCAGTTCAAGCTGTTTATTGATACCAACCATCTGCCGCAGATCTCGGATATGACGCTGTTTGAATCTGACCGTATCAAGATAATCCCGTTCAACCGCCACTTCACCGCTGAAGAACGTGACATCGACCTAAAGTCGTTCTTTGCCAGAAGCGAAAATTTATCCGGTATACTGAACTGGTGTCTTGAGGGCTTTCGTCTGTATATGACAGAAGGTCTGGATATGCCTGACTCTGTTGAGAATGCAACAAAGGAATATCGTCAGCAGTCTGATCGTATTATGATGTTCACTTCTCAATGTGTGAAGAAGGAAATCGGGCAGGAACTGAGAGCGCAGGCAGTTTATAGCCGTTACAAGGACTGGTGCGCCGAAAACGGCTTCAAGTACGAAAACGCTGCCAATTTCCGCAAAAAGATGGAACAGGCCGGCTTTGTGTATCAGCGCAGGAGACCCAGAGATGAAGAAGGTGCCTGCACTACCACTATGGTCAATGATATCATATGGGTTGTCGGCGAAGAACCGGAAGATGACTTCGTACCCATCAGTGAAACAGAGTAAAAGGTGTGATGTGCTGTAAATATATGCGTTTTGTCCGCATTTACGTTGCTTACGCCTATTCGTGTTGCTGGTGTTGCAGATAGAATCGGTTACTCTATATATGTTTATTGTGTATTTATTATTATAATAGAAAACTACTGCAACATTAGCAACATATATATTACACTTTAAGACTTTAAGAGAATAAGATCTTTGCGAAAACGGCCGTTGACAGCTTTTGTGTATTGCAAAGCACGGGGTACAGATCCGTGAGAGACAGACCCAAAAATAGAATTCAGGAGGAAAAGACTATGCAAACATCACGAGTATTTCTGGGAGCTATGGAAAACAAGGAATGTGGCAGAACCATCGATATGATGATCAACGATGCACTTGCCGAAATGCCCGGTATGAGACTGACACAAACAACCGTGCTTGATGTATCCGGCGATTTTTGTACGCTCTTGTGCGTATTTGAGAAAAATGATCAGGAGGAAAAATAAAATGAGAATTATTACTTCAGAACAGGTATCCGCAGGACACCCCGACAAGATCTGTGACCAGATCTCAGATGCCATCGTGACTGACTGCTTGCAGCATGACCGCAGCAGCCGTGTTGCGATTGAGTGTCTTTTCAAGAACCGCTGTCTTGTCATCGCCGGTGAGCTGACAAGCACTCACGAGCCGGATTACGAAAAGCTCGTGCAGGATGTGTTCGACCGCATCAACAACGGTGGCGCGGAGAACAGCGATGCCGGACTGGACTACAAGCTGGACTTCTCCGCCGATGAACTGGACATTGCGATTCTGGTCGATCACCAGAGCAGTGACATTGCCCTCGGTGTGAATATCGGCGGCGCAGGCGATCAGGGTATGATGTACGGCTATGCGACCAATGAAACGCCGGAACTGCTCCCGATCCCGTATGTGATCGCAACCAGATTTCTGGTATTGCTGAAAGCGTACCCCTGCCGTATGCTGAAAGCCGATGCCAAGGCGCAGGTCAGCTTCGACTACGACAGCGGAAGGATCACGACCTTCCTCTGTTCGGTACAGCATATCCGCGATGTGGATGTTGAGGATTTCAGACCGATCATTGAAAAGCTAATGGTGAGAACAGCGACAGAGTACGGACTGAATACTGACTTTGAGAAACTGATCAATCCGACCGGCAGATTCGTTCTCGGCAGCTCTTTTGCAGACTGCGGTGTGACCGGACGCAAACTCGCCTGCGATACCTACGGCGGCATCGGACACATCGGCGGCGGTGCGATGTCCGGCAAGGATCCGTCCAAGGTTGACCGCAGCGGTGCGTATGCAGCGAGAAAAATTGCACGGGATATCGTCAGCGCCGGATATGCGGATAAAGCAGAGGTGCAGATCGCATATGCCATCGGTGTGGCCGAGCCTGTGTCCGTGTATGTGGAGACCTTCGGAACAGAGCATCAGGATGCGGAGTTTATCAACCAGTACGTCCGTGAGAACTACGACCTCACACCGAGAGGCATCATCGAAACTCTCGGTCTGTTGGATGTGGATTACAACAAGGTTTCTGCCTACGGGCACTTCGGAAAGCAGGGGCTTCCGTGGGAGAAATAAAAAAACTCAAAAATATTTTTATTGCACCCCTTACAAATCGCCTCTCCCACGACAGTATATGAGGGGCGTTGTTCAGACCGGTCACAAACCTACGATCAACCAAGCGGGACTGACCGCCCCTATCACAATGAAAATAACTGCTCCGGAGAAGGGAGGCAGAGATCATGCCAAGCAGACCGAACACACCGTGCCGGCATCCCGGCTGTGCAGCGCTCGTTCTCTACGGTACGAAGTACTGTGACAAGCACCGAGCCCTCCACCCGGAGGAAACACGCTCCGCAGGCAGCCGAGGCTATGGAACGGCATGGAACAGAGCCCGCAAGCGTTACCTTGAGACACATCCGCTGTGTGTGGAGTGCATGAAGCAAGGCCGCTACGTCAAGGCGACCGATGTGGATCACATCAAACCGCACCGAGGAGACAGCGTTCTCTTCTGGGATCAGAGCAACTGGCAGAGCCTCTGTCACCGACACCACAGTATCAAGACACGGAATGAGGATCACACCCCTGAGTACAAGTATTGACTGCGACTCAGGGGGGAATCTACGGGGCGGGGCCGGGGACTGGGGGCTGCCCCGGGGGGCGGGTCGGAATCTCTGCGGGATACCGAACAGAAGACCGTCGGCCCCTCTCGTGTGAAAAAACGCGAAATTGCAGGGCCCCCGGTCTATTGGGACCCAGATAGTGCCAGATTACAAACGACAATAAGTCACGGGAAACGCTGCGGAAATCTTGTAATTCCGTGCTTCCCTGATTTTTGCCGTATCAAACTGCGGCAGCGGTATACATACGGTGTTTCGTTAAAAAGCGGATAGGAAAACGGCGGTTTTTCACGCAAAACAAGGTGAAAACAGCACGTTTTTATCACCAAACCGCATTTTGATCATGCGGTCTTGGCGGAGCCCGTGTGGATATCGTAAACTGCGAAACGACGGCGATTCCGAGGTGATAACATATGACGGAAACGCAGAAAGAACAGATCAGGGCAATGCGGATGCATGGCATCGGTTACAGGCTGATCGCGAAGGAGCTGGGCTTGAAGATCAATCAAGTCCAGCTTTTTTGTAAAGCGCACGGTCTTGCCGGTCCCGGCGAACTGACGCGGCTGAACTATCCGATCTGGTGTGAGCAGAACGGACGCTGTCCTATATGCGGTGCAAAACTTATACAGCCGAAAACAGGCAGGCGGAAACGCTTCTGCTCCGGACGATGCCGTACACGATATTGCCTTATGAAAAAAGAAATGGAGGATTAATATTATGCTGATAGCGATTCTGAGCCTTACCTACATGATGATCATTATCTTGATCCACGCAATATGGATCAGTTCGATCATAAAGCATGACGGCAAGTGCCACTACCACAACTGCAAACGCTGTCCGTATGACGGCGGCTGTCCGATGCAGGAGGACAAGGAAAAGAGAGCGAGGGTGACGGGACATGAAGATCATCAAACGAAACGGGTGTGAGGTTCCCTACGACTGCGAAAAGATAAAAGCAGCGATCACAGCTGCAAACGCAGAGGTCGATGACAAGATCAGCGATACCGTGATCGGATTCATTGTCGGTAATGTAGAAAAACGCTGCAGCACCCTTGCAAGACCTGTCCATGTCGAAGAAGTCCAGGACATGGTTCTCGATGAACTGGACAAGGCCGAAGCGTACAAACTTGCACGGCATTACAGCGAGTATCGTCTCCTGCATGAACATCAGCGCAGAATGAACACCACAGACGGCAAGATCCTGAGCCTGCTCGAACGCAACAATGAGGAGGCAAAACAGGAGAACGCCAACAAGAACCCGATCATCAACAGCACGCTCCGGGACTATATGGCAGGCGAAGTCAGCAGAGACATCTGTCGGCGCTTCTTGTTCCCGGCAGATGTGATCGCCGCGCATGATGAGGGTATCATCCATGTTCACGATCTCGACTATATCGCAGAGCCGATGCACAACTGCTGTCTGGTGAATCTGGCGGATATGCTGCAGAACGGTACGGTGGTTTCCGGTACAATGATCGAAAAGCCGCACAGCTTTTCGACCGCCTGCAATATCGCAACACAGATCATTGCACAGGTCGCATCGAATCAGTACGGCGGTCAGACGATCAGTCTTGCACACCTTGCGCCTTTCGTGGATGTCAGCAGGCAGAAGATACGAGCTGAAGTATTTGAGGATGTGAACTGCGACTGCGGCTGCAAATTGTCTGAAGATGAGATCAGCCACATCGTTGAGAAGCGAGTACGCCGGGAAGTCAAACGCGGCGTGCAGACCATTCAGTACCAGATCAATACACTGCTCACCACCAACGGGCAGACACCGTTCGTAACGGTGTTCATGTATCTGGACGAAGTGCCGGAAGGACAGACCAGAGATGACCTAGCGCTCATCATCGAAGAAACGCTGCTTCAGCGTATCGAAGGTGTGAAAAACGAAAAGGGTGTCTGGATCACACCGGCATTCCCGAAACTGATCTATGTTCTCGATGAAGACAATATCCAACTCGGAACAAAATATTACTACCTGACTGAGCTTGCCGCCAAGTGTACGGCAAAGCGCATTGTTCCCGACTATATCTCCGCCAAGGTGATGAAACAGCTGAAGGGCGATGTGTATGCCTGCATGGGCTGTCGAAGTTTTCTCACGCCTTCGGACGGTCACAAGTATTACGGGCGTTTCAATCAGGGTGTTGTAACCATCAACCTTGTGGATGTCGCTTGCAGCGCAGGCGGTGACAAGAATAAGTTCTGGCAGCTTCTGAATGAACGCTGCGAACTGTGCCGTAAGGCTCTCATGTGCAGGCACGACCGCCTGAAAGGAACGCCGTCCGATGTTGCACCGATCCTCTGGCAGAACGGCGCACTGGCAAGGCTGAAGGATGGCGAGGTCATTGACAACCTGCTGTATAACAATTACAGCACCATCTCCCTCGGCTATGCTGGCATTGCGGAAATGACCTACCGGATGACAGGCTGTTCGCATACAGAGCCGGACGGAAAAATATTTGCACTGAAGGTCATGCGATTCCTGAACGACAAATGCAGCAAATGGAGAACCGAGACAAACATCAGCTTCTCATTGTACGGAACGCCGATGGAGAGCGTCACCTATAAATTCGCTCAGTGCCTCCAGCGCAGGCACGGCATCATTCCTCATGTGACGGACAAGAGCTATATCACCAATAGCTATCATGTTCATGTCACCGAGCCGATCGATGCGTTTTCAAAGCTGACCTTTGAGGCTGAATTCCAGGCGCTTTCTCCGGGTGGAGCGATCTCCTATGTGGAAGTACCGAATCTGCAGAACAACATCCCTGCGGTGCTGGCGCTGATGCGGCATATCTATGAAACGATCCTGTATGCCGAGCTGAACACGAAATCCGATTACTGTCAGGCCTGCGGCTATGACGGTGAGATACAGATCACCGAGGAGGACGGCAAGCTGATCTGGGAATGCCCGAACTGCGGCAACTGCGATCAGCGGACACTGAATGTATGCCGCCGCACCTGCGGTTACCTTGGAACGCAGTTCTGGAATCAGGGGCGAACTGCCGAAATAAAGGACAGGGTGATGCACCTGTGAATTACTGCGGTCTGAATAAAAACGATATCGCAAACGGTGACGGTGTCCGTGTGTCGCTGTTTGTATCCGGATGCCGGAATCACTGCAAAGGCTGCCACAACCCGGAAGCATGGGATTTCAGTTATGGGAAGCCCTTCACGAAAGAAACAGAAGATGAGATCATCGAAGCCCTGCGTCCTTCTTGGATACAGGGGCTTTCTGTTCTCGGCGGTGAACCATGCGAGGAAGAAAACGAGCGTGTGCTGATACCGTTTCTGAAACGGGTAAAGATGGAGTGTCCGAATTCGGACACCTGGCTGTTCTCCGGATACACTTACGAGATGATGCAGGGCTCTGAGATCCTGCAGTATGTGGATGTTCTGGTGGACGGGCCGTTCCTGCTTGAGGAGAAGGATATCTCGCTTCAGTTCCGCGGCAGCCGCAATCAGCGGATACTCAGACTCAAAGGAGGCAGACCGATATGACAAAACAGAATGTCCGCTGCGATGCCTGCGGCTGTGCCTTTGTGCCGGAGCCGAAAACGCAGCGTGAGGGCGAGATCGAATACAGCTTCTTCAACTGCGACTACTGCGGCAAGGCGTATATCGTGTCTGTGACCGATGCCGCTCTCCGCCGGAGTATCCGCAAATACCGCACGCTTGCCGAAAAGCTGAAGGGCAAGCTGCTGAGTGAAGAAACGCTCCGTGAGGTCACGGTACTGAAGGATGCGAACGCAAAAAGAGCCGCAGAGCTGCGGCAGATGTATATACGGGAGGAATGAGATGAAAACAGCAGAACTTCGCATGATCCCTGTCTCGGAGCTGAAGCCTGCGGAATATAATCCGCGAAAAAAGCTGAAGCCCGGCGATAAGGAATACGAGAAGATCAAAAACAGCATCGAGGAATTCGGCTTTGCCGACCCGCTTGTTGTCAACGCCGACATGACGATCATCGGCGGACATCAGCGACTGACCGTGGCGATGTCGCTCGGATACACGGAAGTGCCGTGCGCTGTGGTGGACATCGACAAGGTCCGTGAGAAGGCGCTGAACATTGCGCTCAACAAGATCACGGGCGCATGGGACGAGAACCTTCTCGCTGAACTTCTGGAGGATATTCAGAGCAGCGATTTCGACCTTGGCAAGACCGGCTTTGATCCGCCGGAGATCGAGCAGCTTTTCAATCAGGTACACGATAAGCAGGTCAAAGAGGACAGCTTCGATGTGGAGGAGGAGCTTCAGAAACCGACCTTCTCCAAATCAGGAGATATCTGGATTCTCGGCAGGCATCGTGTGATCTGCGGTGACAGCACAGTTACGGAGACATACACAAAGCTGATGGACGGACAGAAAGCAAACCTCGTCCTGACGGATCCCCCTTACAATGTGGACGTTGAGGAGACCGCAGGCAAGATCATGAACGACAACATGAGCGACAGCGATTTTTATAACTTTCTGCTCTCTGCCTATAAGTGTATGTATGACAGTCTTGCCGATGACGGCAGCATCTATGTATGGCACGCCGACACCGAGGGGCTCAATTTCCGCAAGGCATTCAAAGATGCAGGATTCCAGCTTTCGGGCTGCTGTATCTGGAAGAAGAATTCTCTCGTCCTCGGCAGAAGTCCCTATCAGTGGATCCATGAGCCGTGCCTGTTCGGCTGGAAGCAGAAGGGCAAGCACCAGTGGTATGCAGACCGCAAGCAGACGACTGTCTGGGAATATGACAAGCCGAAAAGCAGCCCCGACCATCCGACCACTAAGCCCATCCCGCTGATGGCGTACCCGATCAAGAACAGCACCATGACAAACGGCATCGTCCTCGATCCGTTCCTCGGCTCCGGCTCCACGCTGATCGCTTGCTGTGAGACGGATCGTGTCTGCCGCGGCATCGAACTTGACCCGAAGTTCGTGGATGTCATCGTGAAACGGTACCTCGCATGGTGCCGGGAGAAGCAGACCGCCGAGGTCGCCTATGTTCTCCGTGACGGACAGAAGCTGTCATACGAGGAAGCGGTCGCAGCAATGCCGCAGGACGGTGATGCTGTTGAGTGATGTAAAATGCGTTCTCATACACGATAACTTTCAGAATTACAAGGGCTACAGCATTCCGAGGGCGCAGTTGGTCATTGCAGATATTCCGTATAACATTGGCGGCGACTTTTACGCCAGCCGCCCCGACTGGTATGTGGACGGTGACAATCAGAACGGCGAAAGCAGCAAAGCGCACAAGGCGGCATTCCACACCGACTACTCGTTCAACATCGCTGAGTATTTCGCATTCTGCAACCGACTGCTCAAAAAGGAGCCGTCCAAAGGTGAAAAGGACGCTCCCTGCATGATCGTGTTCTGTGCCTTTCAGCAGATACCCGAGGTCATCCGGCAGGCGGAGAAATACGGCTTCAAGCACTACCAGTTTTTGTGCTTTATGAAGAATTACAGTCCGCAGGTGCTGAAGGCAAACATGAGGATCGTGGGGGCAACGGAATACGCACTGGTGCTGTATCGCGGCAAGCTGCCGAAGTTCCGCAACATCGATGCAGACGGCAAGCGGCACATGATCTTTGACCATTTTGACTGGGTTCGTGACGGCAAGGATATCCCGAAGATACATCCGAGCCAGAAGCCGGTGAATCTGCTGAAACGCCTGATCGGGATATTTACAGATGAGGGCGATGTGGTCATCGACCCTTGCGCCGGTTCCGGCTCAACACTGCGTGCGGCACGGGAGCTTGGCAGACACAGCTACGGCTTTGAGGTCAGCAGGGATTTCTATGCCAAAGCCTGTGAGCATATGCTCGGAGGTGCGGGATGACAAAACATGAATGCGCCATCGTGACAGCATACACAGGGTTCGCAATGCTGAAGGGCAGCGACTTGAAATATCTGTACAATTATCTCTCCGGTTTCATCGGCAGACCGGTGTATTCACACGAGATCCCTGCGGTTGCTGAAGCCTACAAGGAACAAATACGAGAAGATTTTCTTGCCCTGTGCAGGAACGCAAAGGAGGCGGATGATGGATAATACAAAAATGACCCTCGGCAGTCTGTTTGACGGCTCCGGGGGCTTTCCGCTTGGCGGCATCCTCGCAGGGATCGAGCCGAAGTGGAGCAGTGAAATTGAACCGTTCCCGGTGCTTGTTACCCACAAGCGGCTTCCGGGCGTGAAGCATTACGGTGATGTATCCAGACTCAGCGGCGCAGAGCTGCCGCCGGTGGATATCATTACCTTCGGCAGTCCGTGTCAGGATCTGTCGATCGCCGGCAAACGTGCCGGAATCCATGACGGTGACCGGTCAAACCTGTTCTTTCAGGCGATCCGTATCATCAAAGAAATGAGGGATGCAACAAATGGACGATATCCGCGATACTGCGTCTGGGAGAATGTTCCCGGCGCCTTCTCCTCCCACGGAGGAGACGATTTCAAAGCTGTCCTCGAAGCAGTTATCGGAATTAAAGAAGAAGGGATCGAGGTGCCTTCGCCTGAAAATCACCGATGGCCAAAATCAGACGTATATCTGGGAGACGGATGGAGCGTGGCTTACCGAGTTTTCGACGCTCAATACTGGGGTGTGCCCCAGCGAAGGGCAAGAATCTACCTTGTCGCAGATCTTGCTGGCGGAAGTGCCGGAGAAGTATTATTTAAGTCCGAAGGCGTGTCTGGGTATACTCCGCAGGGCTTCCGTGCGTGGCAAGGAGCTGCCGGAGGTGCTGAAGAAGGCGCTGGAGAGACAGGCGGGCGGTCTGACACTGGAGGTGGAACCCTCTGCGTAAACTGTCAGGGTACTTCCGGTGTCGGTATCACAGAGGACAAGGCGCTCGCACTGGTCGCACAGGATCACGGCAATCATCCCGCCGTTCTTGCAGCAGGCTTTTCCACGGAACACAGTGCAAAAGCCAGGAGCATCGGCTATGAGGAAGAGGTATCTCCCACACTGAGAGCCGGTGTCGTTCCGGCAGCACTCTCCGTGGAGAATCATCCGACAGACGGTCGGGTGAAGATCCGTGAAGATGACACCTGTCAGACGCTTTGCAGCAGAGCCGGCACGGGCGGCAACAATGTACCGCTTGTGGCAGAACCCGTTACGCTGAAAATCAGGTCAGGCTGCGAGGGGGGCGGAAAGGGCGCACTCTGGCAGAGGGATATGTCCGCGACACTCGGAACACACAACGATCAGACGCTTTTTCAGCCGGAAGTCAAAGCTTTCGGTGTATGCAGCAAGCATTCCAATGCGATGATGTCGGATAATCCGCACAGCGGATTCTATGAAGCGACCACAAGCAGGACGCTCGATCAGAGCGGCGGCAATTCTGTGACATCCAATCAGGGCGGCATCTGCGTGGTAGCACCTGCGCCGGAGACTTTTGATGTGCGTTTTACATCGGACGGCACGAAAAATGCTCGTGGGCATTGTTATACGACGGAGATCTCCCGATGCCTTGATACAAGCGAGGCAAACCCGGACAGCAATCACGGTGGCATTGCCGTTGTGGCTCCGGAGACATATTCGCTGCAAGGCTCGATGATCGGACGCGCTGATGAAAACGGTCCGCAGGGTGACGGCATCAACGAGGATGTGTGTTTTACGCTGAATACGACAGACCGACACGCAGTCGCTGCGCCGGAACCGTCCTTCACAATATCCCGCGACAATCATTTCGCCGTTTCGGAAGATGTATCCGTCACGGCAGTTGCGAGAGGACCTGCAACGGTTGCAGCACCGGCAGACCATTATTGCACAAGCAAGAATTCACACCATACGGTTGCGGCGCATGAACAGGCTAATACGCTGGTCGCATCCGACTGGAAGGATCCTCCGCTTGTGAACGACCTTCCGAATGACGAGCCGGTGTATATCGTCCGCCGCCTGACTCCGGTGGAGTGCGCCCGCTTGCAGGGATTCCCGGACTGGTGGTGCGCCGACCTTGCGATTCTCGAACCGACCGATGCGGATATTGCATTCTGGTCTGAGGTCTGGGAAACATGGCGGCAGGTCACCAATCCCAAGGGAAAACCGAAAACGGAAAAGCAGATCCGAAAATGGCTGGCTGACCCGTACACCGATTCCGCAGAGTACAAGCTGTGGGGCAACGGCGTGGCTCTGCCTTGCACTTATTTCGTGCTTTCCGGCATCGCATGGGCGGCGCAGAATTCTAAGCCCCATGCAGCAAATTGTGAACAGACTGATACTAAGTAAGCAGTTCTTCGGAAGGTATCCGTGATATGCACAAATACAAGCGGATATCTTCCCTGTACATTCTCCGTTTTACAGTCTTGCATTCCGGGGAAAAAGACGGTAATATGTGACTACGAAAACGCCGCAGCACAAGCGCACAGGGCGCAAGGGGCGGTGATGAAAACGGAGGTTTTAATATGGAAATCAAGTACAATATCGAAAAGAGCCAGCGTAAGGCACTGGCACAGAAAATCGCAGAGCTGACCGGAGCAGAGGCAGTATACCTCGGCGTTCCGAGCTGCGCTTACGAGATTGACATCTTCACACTGAGCAAGGATGCAGTTCTCAGCTTCAGCGACCGCAGCGACACCGAGATCGTGGAGAAGGTGCTGGACGGACTTGCAGAAGCGGGCTACACCAGCGAAACAGTCACACCGCCGGATGGAACGGATGCAGCAGAAGCAGATGAGCCGGAGGAAACCAATGCAGAGCCGGAACCGAATAGCGGATTTCCGCTGGATGCAAGCATCAGCTTTCCGCTTTCCGACCACACGGTGCAGAGCCTTACAAACCTCATCTGCATGATTCATTCCCGCGGTCCGCTGATCAGCAAGGCAACCGGCGGAAACTTCTCCGCAGACAAGAGCCTTGCTGATGAGATCGGCAAGCACGAATTCCGCAGCGCCCACGAACTGATCGCCTTTATCAGAGAGTGGGATGAAACGAATCCGCCGCTGACCGGCATCTCCTTTGACAGCGACAAACTCACCTTTGACGGATTCGGTCAGGCGGCAGATGCTGACCATGTGCAGACCTTCATGAAGCTTGCCGGAGCAATGAACAATATGGCACTGACGCAGCAGCGTGTGCAGGCAAAGGATGTCGATGACAGCAACGAGAAATACTCACTCCGCGTCTGGCTGATCCGCCTCGGGCTGAACGGAAAGGACTGCAAGGCAGACCGCAAGCGCCTGCTGGAGAACCTTTCCGGCCATACTGCATTCCGCAACGATGCGGAGCGTGAGCGCTGGGAAGCAAAGCAGAAGGCAAAGCGTGATGCTCAGAATAACGAGGAGGAAGAAAACGATGAAGTTTCCGAATGAAAGACAGCTTCAGGCGCTGCGTGAGCGTTACCCGGCAGGCACAAAGATCCGCCTGAATCATATGGATGACCCGTATGCACCGATTCCGGACGGAACAGTCGGCGAGGTTCAGCACGTTGATGATGCCGGCAACATCCACATGGTCTGGGAGAATGGCAGGACGCTTTCACTGATCGAAGGCGCAGACAGTTTCACCATTATAAAGGAGGCAGAAAAAACATGATCTACTTAGCATACGGCTCGAATCTTCATATCGGGCAGATGCAGTTCCGCTGCCGCACAGCGGAAGTACTCGGAACGAGTACGCTTCACGGCTACCGTCTGGTGTTCAACGGCGTGGCGACCATTGAGCCCGATCCCGATAGCAGCGTTCCCGTTCTGCTCTGGGATATTAAGCCCGCCGATGAGATCCCGCTTGACCGATACGAAGGCTACCCGCAGCTGTACCGCAGAGAGACCGTGCAGGTCGAGCTGAACGGCAAGACAGTCGATGCGATGGTCTACATCATGAACAGCAAAGGCATCGCACCGCCCAGCCCCTTTTATTACGATGTGATCCGCAAGGGCTACGAAATGAACGGGCTGGACACCGCAGTTCTGGAACAGGCACGGAAGGAATCCCTGACGGTCCGCTGAACGCGCACAGACCGCCCAAGTTCGTCCGTGTGGGGCTTTGCAGGGTTTCCTCCGACAGTTACTCCGTTTCGGTTTCTGCCCCACACGGCGCGTTTTTGCGCGATTTACGGCAAGGCATAATTTGTACAACAATCAGCGAAAAACAGGCATTATGATCTGTACATTCACCCGCTTGATAAGCTCCGAAGGGTATGGTAATATGTGACACAACGGAGGCGGATGCCGCCAAATACCCGAACGGAGGACGATAACATGAGCAAAAAGAGATACTACCTCGCATACGGAAGCAATCTGAACCGCAAGCAGATGCAGATGCGATGCCCAGGCGCAAAAGTGGTCGGGACTGCACTGCTGGAAGGCTACGAGCTGCTGTTCAAAGGCAGCAAGACCGGATTTTACCTGACCATCGAGCCGAAGGCAGACGGTGTTGTTCCGGTCGCAGTCTGGGAGGTCACTGCGGAGCACGAGCGAATGCTCGACCGCTACGAGGGCTGCCCGGTTTGCTACTATAAGAAAGAGATCAGCCTCCCGGTGCGCAGAACAAAAAGCGGAAGAACGGTGCAGACGAACAGCTTTGTGTACATCATGCAGGAGAAACGCAGACTCGGCGAACCGACACCAAGATATTTCTGGACTTGCGTGCTCGGCTACCGTTCATTCGGCTTCGATCCCGAATTTCTCTACGAAGCCTACGAGCGAAGCACAAGGCATCTGTACCGATAAGAAAAGCGGCTGATTGGCAGGGCTGTGTCCCTGCCTTCCGACCGCTGATTATATACCACCTCGGGGGTCCCGAAAATGAGAGATCCTATTCCATCGTACCCAAGTATACCATAAAAATGCAAGTCTTTTAAGTATGTAAAATCACCAGAGATTCGGGAAAAATACACTCGAATGATCTGTACATTTAGCGGCTTGCTATTTCCTCCCAAAGACGGTAATATGTGACACAACGAAAGGCACACAGCCTTCCGAAAACCGAAACGGAGGATACAAAAATGACTGAGAAAACCGCACAGCAGATCAACAGAATGAAGGAGCAGACCATTGGGGTCGAGGTTGAGATGAACAACATCACCCGCAAGGCTGCCGCAAAGCTTGCCGCCGAGTTCTTCGGCACAAACCGCAGCGAGTACACAGGCAGCCGCAACGGCTACGAAACCTACAGCGCCTGGGACGCACAGGGCAGAGAGTGGAAGTTCCAGCGCGACTGCAGCATCAGCGGTCCGGACAGCGAAAAGTGCGAACTGGTCACACCGATCCTGCACTACGCAGACATCGAAACCCTGCAGGAGCTGATCAGACGCCTTCGCAAGGCAGGCGCAAAGAGCGACTACACAAGAGGATGCGGAGTTCACATTCACATCGGAGCGCAGGGGCACACACCGCAAAGCCTCAGAAACCTCGCAAACATCATGGCGAGCCACGAAACCCTGATTGCCGAAGCAATCAAGGTAGACCACAGCAGAATGAACCGCTACTGCAGAACGGTCGACCCGAGATTCCTCGACCAGCTCAACCGCAAAAAGCCCCGCACGATGGCACAGCTTGCAGACATCTGGTACGGCGCACAGGGATGCACCTACGGCAGAACCCACCACTACAACGACAGCCGCTACCACATGCTCAACCTGCACGCCACCTTTACAAAGGGCACGGTCGAGTTCAGACTTTTCCAATTTGCACCGCCCGCGAACGGCAAGCAGAACGGCCTCCACGCAGGCAAGCTCAAGAGCTACATTCAGCTTTGCCTCGCAATGAGCCAGATGGCAAAGGACCTCAGAAGTGCAAGCCCCAAGGAACAGCAGAAAGAAAACAAGGTTTTCGCAATGAGAACCTGGCTGATGAGAATGGGCTTCATTGGCGACGAGTTCGCAACAGCCAGAGAGACCCTTACCGAAAACCTGACGGGCAACGCAGCCTTCCGATTCGGCAGACCTTAAGGCCTGCCCTTCGGGGCGCAGGAACAAGCGGAACGGCACGGGCGCACACACAGCGCCCACGTTGCCCCGTGTGGGGCGGAAGGGGTATCCTCCGATTCGGTATCCCACCTCAGTCAACCGCGCCACACAACGCGACACGGCGCAAACGTGTGCAAAGCATAAAATGAACAACAAACCGTGCAGAATCGCCCTGAATGATCTGTACATTTACCGGGTTGCTATTTTTCGAGTAAAGAGTTAATATGTCACTACCGAAAGGAAAACATCGCAAAGGAGTCCTGAACATGACAAGCAAAGAACATATTGAAAGCCTGCGCCGCCACGGAGTACGCCTGATTGCAAAGGACGGCACGACCAGAGAAATCCCCGCCGACTTCCTCGAAACCACCACCAAGATGCTGAACGACATCGGAGCAAGGAAGATTACCTACAGCATCAAGGTTCCCGAAACCGAAGAGGAGATGCTCCTCGCGATCTGGGACTGCGGATACGCAGAATCCGGCAGCGCCGAAGAGATCCTCAGCCACACAGAGCGAATCGATGAATGACCAACCGCCGCCTTCGGGCGGCACACCACAACTACATAGGAGGAATCCAAATGAAAGAACGAGTAACCGAAGCACGCACATGTCCGAAATGCGGACGCACCTACACCGAGCGCCCGGCCCTTTCCCGCAGCGACAACAACACGCTCATCTGCCCCGACTGCGGAACACGGGAAGCCCTCGAAACGATGGGCATCAGCATCGAGGAGCAGGACAAGATCCTCGGAATCATCCACGACAAGTACATTCCCGAATAAGGGGCGCACAGCGGGCGGTGTGGGGCTTTACGGCTCTGCGCCGCTTGTTTGTTGGGCGGATTCCGGTCGCGACACGGCGCGTTTGTGCGCGTTCCGGCGGCTTGTGTATATGTACCTGTTCATACCGCTGATAACGGCGATTCTTCTACGTTTTATTTTGCACATAGGCGTGGACTTTTCAGGCAAAAGGCGGTAATATGTGACACAACGGAAGGGCGGAAAGCCCGCCGAAATACAGAACACGGAGGAAACCACCATGAAAACCCTGAAGATCTACAATCCGCTAATCGCCCAGATCGCAAGCGAGAGCAACTGCTTCACCGCACCCGCCGAGGAGTACGCCGCAGAGCTGTTCGAGGCGCTCGAGAACGACGATACCGACCTTGCCGATTACGCCGACGACTACCACGGTGCAACCTACTACAAGAAACTGCACAAGGTCACGATGAGCGCCGAGTGGTACGGCAAACGGCTTTACGGACTGGCAACCTGCGAGGTGGACGATGACTGGACAGACGAAGACACCGCACAGCTGAAGGAATACCTCAGCGGACAGTACAGCGACGGCTGGGGCGAGGGCTTTGAACAGAGAGAAGTTTACAGCTACACGGAGACCGAGACCAGTGAGGAATACGATGAGGAAGCAGACGAATACTACGAAAGCGAATGGGATGTACGCTACGATGTTTACATTTCCTTCTGGCAGGACAAAAACTTCAGGCTGATGACCGAAGCTGAACTGAAGGTCTGACGGAACCGGCGCAGCCCCTCCGGGGGCTGCCTTCCGAAATGATTATGTGTACAATAAACCGCGAAGATAAGCCCGATATGATCTGTACATTTATCGGGTTGCTATTATGCGGAAACAGAGTTATAATGTCGCTACCGAAGGGAAAACCTCGGAATTACATTCTTTTGGAGGATACGAAAATGGCAGACTACAACATGAACGGATTCAGGGTGCGCTTCCGCATCGCAGATTACGCTTCCGACCCGATGGTCATGGCGATCACCGCGACCGCAGAGGCTGACGAGTTCGATGTGGTGCTTTCGGTCAACATCGGCAGCAGCATCGGGAACGGTACGCTGATCCCGCGCAACTGCGCCTTCATCGACACCAACAACAATCCGACCGCGGAGGAATTCCTGCAGAGCATCGGCGCAAAGCAGTACGAACGCTTCGGAGAGCCGGTCTACGGATACAGCGGATTCTGCCGCTACCCGCTTTATGAATTTCCGGATGACCTTCTCAGGGAAATGGATGCGGACGGCTACGAAAAGCACTGCAAGAGCTACGGCGGTGCTTTCCTGATGGCACAGCGCAGAATGAACGCAGAGATGTTCGGCGCAGACCTTTTCGGATAAACCGCGATCGGATACAGCCCCTTCGGGGGCTGTTCCCTGTGAAGCATTATGTACAAGAAACCGCGCAGATACGCCCGAAATGATCTGTACATTCAGCCGCTTGATTTATTTTGCATAAGACGGTAATATGTGACACAACGGAAGGCAGAGAGCCGACCGAATAACGAAAACGGAGGAAAAATACATGAGCACGAATTCAAGAATCGGGATCCTGCACGAGGACGAGACAACGGAAACGATCTACTGCCACTGGGACGGCTACCCCGAGCATCAGATGCCGATCCTCACCGGGCACTACGACACCGCCGAAAAGGTACGGGCGCTGCTTGCGCTCGGAGACATCAGCAGCCTCGGCGAACGCATCGCACCAGATGCCGATGAGCCGCACAGCTTTGAGAAACCTGCCGAGGGCGTGACGGTAGCCTACCACCGAGACCGCAAAGAGCCGATGAGCCCGGCAGTCACCCACAAGAGCATTGTTTCCCTGATGAGCGATTACTGGGGCATCCCTTACTACTACCTTTTCGATGAGAAAAAGGGGGCATGGATCCCGCCGACCGAGGGCTGATCTTCAGCCCTTCGGGGCTGTTCCCGTACATAGTGTCATGTGAACAATTCCTGCGAAAATACGCCGATTTTGTTCTGTACATTTAGCCGCTTGCATTCCGGGAGAGATCATGGTAATATGTGACACAACGGAAGGGCAGACAGCCCGCCGAAAACAAAAAACGGAGGTACACCACCATGACAAAGAAGGAAATGAAAGCCGCAGTTGACAAGCTGAAGATGCTGCAGAACGGCAAGGCAGCCCTTGAGGGAATGACCGAAGCAGACTGCCTTGAGCTTTTCGGAATCAGCCGGGCGCAGGCACTTGCGAACACCAACGCAGCCCTCGCCAAGACCGAGCAGGAGATCTTCAGAGCCGAGCATCCGCTGACGGGCATTGACAAGAAGCTCTTTGAAATCGCAGCCAAGCACATGGTCACAGTGCAGGAGCGCGGAGACCTTGAAGCCCGCCACTGCGACAGCGAGGACTTCATCGAGATTCCGGTCTGGGGACTGGAAGCCGCCCTCAAGGACGCCTACGAGGCAGGACGCAAGAGCAAGTAAAAAAAACCGGCGCTGCCCTTCCTGAAATACGGAAGGGCGCATGCCGAACAGGAGGAAAAACATGGATACATACACACAGCTTGAAATGCTGACGGCAGTCATCGCCAATCTGCCCGAGAGCGGAGCATGGACGGAGCGTGACGTGATGGAAACGCTTCTGGAGGTTTTTGAACCGCAGGAGCTTACCGAGATGGGATACGGCGACCGGGTGAATTCTTACCTGAAAGAATACGGCTGATCACGCACACCTGAGCCACGTTCGCTTGTGTGGGGCTTTTCATGGCGGCAGCGGATAACTTGCCCCTGCGGAAAACCGCCCCACACAGCGCGTTTGTGCGCGTTCTGTGCGATGTACAATTCCGCCTGAATAATCGGCTCATGTTTGTCACATTTATTTTGCGGAAAGGCGTGGACTTTTCCTCGAAAAGGCGGTAATATGTGCATACCGCAAGCGAAGCGGAATCAAAACAAAGGAGCGAATCTACATGAAAATTCTGGTATGCGAACCCGGCAAGCACCCCTACGTCAAGGAGATCGAACACACGCTGGAGAACCTGCAGAAAGAGGTCGGCGGATACATTCAGGCGCTGTACCCCTTCGAGGAGGAGGTCGCAGTAGTGTGCAACGAGGAGGGCCTTTTCATTGAGGGACTGCAATGGAACAGGACAGTCGAAAAATACGGTCCGATCAAAGGCACCTTCTTCGTCTGCGGACTCGGGGTCGAGGATTTTACCGGGCTGACCGATGAACAGGCTGAAAAGTACAAGGCACTTTTCTGGGAGCCTGAGATCTTCATCCCGACACCCAACGGCATGGTGGTACTCCACATCGTAGAGTAAAGCAACAGGGGCAGAGCTGCGGTTCTGCCCCATCTCCGTATCAGTTTCCGGTGCATTTTTTGCCCGTCATAATATGTACAATTCCTGCGGAAATTCGCCGTTTTTCTTCTGTACATTTAGCCGCTTGATAAATTTTGCTAAAAGAGTTACTATGTACACAACGGAAGGGCAAAGCCCACCGAAACAACGAAAAGCGGAGGAAAAAACAATGATCAGCTACGGATTGGCAAAGGCAAGAGCAATGGCAGGAAGAGATGACTGGAACGCACGCGAGGCAATCAGAAGCGCCACGATCCTTTGGTACGACACCGAGGAGGAAGGCTACGAACTGGAGGTCGAGAACGAAGACGACCTTAACGCAGAGGACTTCAGAGCATGGGTCGAGGAGAACGCCGACAGCCTTGCACAGGAAGACGCCGCTGCAAACGGCACGACCTTCGAGGGCATCGAGGAAATCGACTACGAAACCGAATGGATCGATGACGACGCCCTTTTCGAGGCAGAGTACGCAGACGCCTGCGAAAGCGAATGGGAATGGATGACCGGCAGATGAGCCGGTCGCCCCACCGGGGCGGCACAGCGCCGCCCTGTGGCGGGGATGCAGGGAGAAACGTATACGGATGCCCCGGCGCTGCAAGCCCCACACGGCGCAACTGTGCGCGTTTGTGAGCAAGGCATAATATGTACAATTCCTGTGAAAATACGCCTTTTCTGATCTGTTGTTTTACCATCTTGATATATCGAGCGAAAAGAGTTACTATGTGTACAACGGAACGGGAAACCGCACCGAATACACAAAACGGAGGAAAACACCATGAACTTTTTTGAAACCGAACTGAAGAAAATGACCGCAAAGGTCAGCCTGCTGAAGAACCCCAAGTTGGTCGGCAGAGCCTGCATTGCCCGCCTGACGGAAACCACGACGGTGAAGGCAGCCTTCACAACACTTGGGGTTGCAGAAAACTACCCTGCGATTCGAATCACGATCCTGAACCGCAACGAGGGCAAGATCGACGAGATCGTCATCCGCTTCAGCGACCACTGGGCAGGCAAAGACACGATTCACGCATGGACTTACCGCGGGGAGAGCGAATGGTACAATTACAACCCCACAGCAGCGGACTACAACAAGATTGCAAAAGCGATCACCGACTACCTTGAGAACTTCGCCGACTGAAAAAAGAGCCGCCCTTCTTCGGAGGGGCGGCATCCCGAAAGGAGCGCATACATGGATAACGAAACGAGAAAAGCTCTGGAGCAGATTGCAATAGAGGAATCCTACGGCATCCGATTTGCCGGTGGTCTGACACCCTACGGTGAAAAGGATGATCCCTACGATGATACCAACGCTGAGCATAATTTCCCCGGTATCAGCCTGCGGGAGGTCAGCCGGATGCTGGAGCGTGCATACGAACTGGGCAGGAACAGCAAGCCCTGATTTGCACCACATTCGCTCGTGTGGGGGCTAACGGCTTTTCTGCGGATAACTTGCCCCACGCAGAAAACCGCCCACACGGCGCGTTCTGACTCATTTTTAAATCGTAATTTATCACGTTTAAGAAAAAGCTTATGGAAGGAAGAAACAAAAATGGGATTGGATATGTACATGTATCGCAGACTGCAAGGTGAGACTGAACTGCCTGACACAGAGGTACTATATCTCCGCAAGGCAAATCAAGTGCGCAAGTGGATTGTAGATCACACGGGGTACGATGCAGATTCCAACTGTTCAGTCTACAAATTGACAAAGGATCAGCTTGAAGAACTTCTTGCCGACTGCAGAGCGGTGCAGGAAGACAATATGCTTGCTCATAGGCTACTGCCGACCGGAGGCGGATATTTTTTCGGTGCTGTTGAGTACAATGATATTTACTTTGATACCCTAAAAAAAGCGATTGAACAGCTCGAAGAGATACTCATCGAGACCGATTTTCAAACCGATGAAATTGTATATTTTGAATGGTGGTAATGTACAATAATCGAAAAAAATTGCCCCACACATTATGTTGGTATAGCCGCTTGATATATCTAGGAATCTATGGTAATATGTGTACAAAGGCAAGGGAAACCGAGCCGAAAACAAGAAAAGCGGAGGAAAACACTATGTGGACTCAGGATACCATCACCTACAACGGAAAGGCGTACAGATACGCAGTCAAGCATTTTGAGGAACCCAGCGAATTCGGATACAACGAGGGCAGAGCCTCAAAGATTTGGATCGAGCGGGGCGGCAGAACAGTTTTCAACTACGACCGTGGGATGGACATCAAGGCGGCAGATAGAGACACCAAGGCAGTACTTGAGATGCTCCTGAAAAAGTTCAACTGAGCAGCATACGGGCACGGCAGCCAAAGGGCTGCCCTCTGCTCTTTCCTCCGCTGCGAAGGGAGGTGAAAACATGGGAGCAATCAGCGATATTTATCGTGGAAAAATCAGCGCACCGACCGAAATCACGGTCAATGCCGCTGAGTTCGATGCATTGAGTAAGCATGCCGAGCAGCTTTTCGAGTCGTTGAAAAAGCAGTTGTCCGAAGATGCGGCGAAAGACCTGGAGGAACTGGTGGATATTCACCACCAGATGGAAGCAATTTCTTCCGAGGACAGCTACACAAAAGGATTTCGGAACGGTGCGGCGATCATGCTTGATGCGTTGAACAAGTAAACATGGTGGTTTCATACATAGGAGAGGCTTGCAGTTTTGCAGGCCTTTTCTTTATGCAGATTTTTTGAGGAAGGAGTGATGCGGATGGCTCAGAGAGGCAGAAAACCGACACCGACAGCGATCAAGGAACTGGAAGGCAATCCGGGCAAGCGTCCGCTGAATGATGCAGAGCCGAAGCCGGAACGCAAAGCGCCGCCTTGTCCGAAGTGGCTGGAGCCCGAAGCGAAAAAGGAATGGCGCAGGCTATCGAAACAACTGGAACAGATCGGCGTGCTGACCGAGGTCGATCAGGCGGCATTCGCATCGTACTGTCAGGCATACGCCCGTTGGAAAGAAGCCGAGGAATTTATGACACAGCACGGCACTATCGTGAAAACGAAGTCCGGCTACTGGCAGCAAGTTCCCCAAGTATCCATTGCACAGACTTATCTGAAAATTATGAATAAGATCGCAGAGCAGTTCGGTCTGACTCCGGCGGCAAGAAGCAGAATCACGGCAGGTGCGGATATGAAAAACGCCGCTGTTGACGATATGGATGAACTTCTCGGAGGTGGCTGATGGCAAGAACAGCAAAAGCAAGAGAAAGACCTGCGAACTATCCGAAACTCACCGACTATCAGCCCACACGCTTCATGCTGCCGGATTCCCATTATGATGAGGCAAAAGCGGACAGGGCTGTTCGTTTTATCGAAAACCTCTGCCACACCAAAGGCCGATGGGCAGGCAAACCGTTCTGGCTGCTGCCGTGGCAGGAGCAGATCATCCGAGATATTTTCGGTGTTGTAAAAGAAGACGACACCCGGCAGTTCCGTACAGCCTATGTTGAGATTCCGAAGAAAAACGGAAAATCGGAGCTTGCGGCGGCAATTGCACTGTATCTGCTTTACGCCGATAACGAGCCGTCCGCCGAAGTCTACGGCGCAGCGGCTGACCGACAGCAGGCTTCTATCGTTTTTGACGTTGCAAAGCGTATGGTGGAAATGACACCGGCGCTCCTGAAACGCTCCAAGATCATGGCGGCGACAAAACGTCTGGTGAACTATAGCAATGTGGGGTTCTATCAGGTTCTTTCGGCGGAAGTCGGCACAAAGCACGGTCTGAATGTATCCGGTCTGGTGCTTGACGAGCTGCACGCGCAGCCGAACCGAAGTCTTGTGGATGTTCTCACAAAGGGCTCGGGTGATGCGAGAACGCAGCCGCTGTACTTCCTTATTACAACCGCCGGCACCGACCGCAACAGCATCTGCTACGAATATCACACGAAAGCAAAAGATATCCTCGATGGACGTCGCATCGATCCTTCCTTCTATCCCGTGATCTACGGACTGAATGATGACGATGACTGGAACGCCGAGGAATCATGGTACAAGGCAAATCCGTCTCTCGGGCATACGATCACCATTGACCGCGTCCGGGATGCGCACCGTGAGGCGCTGACAAATCCTGCTGAAGAAAATGTATTCCGTCAGCTTAGACTCGACCAGTGGGTCGGCAGTGCGGTCGCATGGATCCCGGAGCATATCTACGACAGGGGCAATCTACCGATTGACCTTGAAAAGCTACGAGGACGGGAGTGCTATGCGGGACTGGACCTTTCCAGCACATCGGATATCACCGCTTTTGTTCTGGTGTTCCCTCCGCTGACAGAGGGCGGTAAATACATCGTTGTCCCGCATTTCTGGCTGCCGAGAGAAACACTCGACCTGCGTGTCCGGCGAGACCATGTTCCCTACGATGTCTGGGAGCACATGGGGCTTTTTCATATCACCGAGGGCAATGTGGTGGACTATAACTTTGTGCGGAAAACGATCAATGAGCTGCACACCATGTATAACATCAAGGAGATCGCAGCCGACCGCTGGAATGCTACACAGCTGATCACAGACCTTGAGGGCGACGGATTTACCGTTGTGCCGATGGGCATGGGCTTCAAGGATATGTCACCGCCGATGAAGGAGCTGTACAAGCTCATACTCGAAGGTATGTTCGTTCACGGCGGCAATCCCGTTCTCAGATGGATGGCAGGAAATGTGGTTGCCGAAATTGATGCGGCGGAGAATATCAAACCGAGCAAAAAGAAAAGTACTGAAAAAATCGACGGCATTGTCGCATGGATCATGGCACTAGACAGAGTGATCCGCCATGAAATGCAGGGCAGTGTCTATGACGAACCCGATCATGACCTGATTGTTCTGTAGGAGGTAATATATATGGGCTTACTAAGCTGGCTTGGCATCAGCAAGCCGAGAGACGCACCGTCATTGCCGGATATCCGTGACAATGTCCGTGATTCCGGTAATCTGTTTGTATTCGGCATGACGCACAGCGGAGAGCGTGTTGACGAACGAACGGCAATGCAGATCGTTACCGTATACGCCTGCGTGAGACTATTGTCAAATACCATCGCAGGGCTTCCGCTGCATCTGTACAGATATACAGGTGCCGGTGAGGATAAGGAACGCGCTACCGATCATCCGCTGTATAAAATCTTGTATCGGCAGCCAAATCCCGAAATGAGTTCATTCTCATTCTGGGAAGCGCTGATGTGTCATCTGCTGCTCTGGGGCAACGCCTATGCACAGATCGTCCGTGACGGCAAGAACGGTATCGTCGGTCTGTATCCGCTTCTCCCCGAGAACGTGGAGATCGACCGTGACCCGAAAAGCGGTGACCTGATCTACACCTACCACGCATACACCGATGAAAAGCCCGGTGAGCATGACAAGGATATCATCTTTCAGCGAGATGAGATACTGCACATTCCCGGTCTGGGTTTCAACGGTCTTGTGGGATTTTCACCCATTGCGATGATGAAAAATGCGCTGGGCGCAGCAATGGCGGTGGAGCGTTACGGCAGTGCCTTCTTCAAAAACGGAGCGCAGCCTGCCGGTGTTCTGGAGCACCCCGGTGTGCTGAAAAATCCCGAAAAGATCCGTGAAAACTGGACGAGAGTGTACGGCGGTTCCCGCAATGCGCACCGTATCGCCGTTCTCGAAGAAGGTATGCAGTATAAGCCGATCTCGCTGCCGCCGGAGGATTCACAGTTCCTATCCACCCGTGAATTCGATGTGGAGGAAATATGCCGAATGTTTCAGGTTCCGCCCCATCTGGTACAGGATCTGAAACGCAGCACCTTCAATAACATCGAGCATCAGGGTATCGCATTCGTGCAATATTCGCTTATGCCTTGGATCATCCGCATTGAAAAAGGCATCATCAAAGACCTTCTGCTGGAGGAGGAACAGGATGTATATTTTCCGAAATTCAATGTGGACGGCCTGATGCGCGGCGACTATCAGAGCAGAATGAACGCTTATGCGATCGGTGTCGGCAACGGCTTTATGAGCCCGAATGATGTGCGCAGGCTTGAAAACATGGATCTTATTCCGCACGATCTCGGCGGTGATGATTATTACCTCAACGGCAGTTATAACAAGCTGCAGGATGCAGGTGCCGCATACGACTTGGACGAGCCGGAGCAGACAGATACAGAGGAACAGGACGAAACGGATGAAGAATCGACCGATGACAGATTCCTGCGAAAAAGGCGCAGGAAGAAAGTACGAAACGGAGGGATGTAAATGCCGAAATTCTGGGACTATATTCACGATGACAGCGGCGGCAGAGTGCTCCGCCTGGAGGGACCAATCGACTCGGATTCCTTCTGGGGTGACGAGATCACACCGCAGGATTTCAGAGATGAGCTGTATGCCGAAGACGGCGACCTCACGCTCTGGATCAATTCGCCGGGCGGCAACGTCTTCGCCGCTGCAGAGATCTACACAATGATCCGTGACTATCCGCACAATGTCACTGTGCGCATCGCAAGCATCGCTGCATCGGCGGCATCTGTGATCGCAATGGCGGGCAATACTGTCCAGATGTCTCCCACCGCTCTTCTCATGATCCATGACCCATCTACCATTGCTTTCGGCAATGCCAAGGACATGGAAAAAGCCATTGCTACGCTGAACGAGGTCAAGGAGAGCATCATCAACGCATATGCGGCAAAAACCGGACTCAGCAGAAACCGCATCAGCAAGCTCATGTCCGATGAGACATGGATCAATGCGAAAAAGGCGGTCGAGCTGGGCTTTGCAGATGAGATTCTGTTCGATGAAAAGCCCGAGCCGGACAAGAAGGATGATGAGCCTGACGATCCGGACGAGCCTGATAAGCCCGATCAGGAAGGCGGTGACGATGAGGGCGATGAAAAGAAAGAGACCGAAAAGAAGCCGTTCAAGCTGGACACCGGCGATGCCCTTTGGGAGTACAGTACCCGTGTCATGGGGCAGACCATTCTGGGAAAGATCACCGCTTCCGCAGCACCCGAAGGCACAGAGCCGCCCGATGACGGCAAGGCAGATGATGCACAGAAACCTTCCGAGGAAGGGCTGACCGCACCGACAGTTACAGTGCCGGATATGCCTGTGATTGGTATGGACGGTAAAACCACAGACGGCTCTATGCCGTATGAAATTCTGAAACAGCAGCTTGCTTTTCTGAGATAAGCAGGCTGTATTTTTATGCTACACCGGATTTTATCCGGAGAAATGGAGAAAAGATATGAGCAAGATCATGGAACTTCGCAGTAAGCGTAATACCCTGTGGGAGCAGACAAAGAACTTCCTCGAAAAGCACCGTGGTGAGAACGGTCTCGTGGAGGCTTCCGCAGTGGAGCAGTACAACAAAATGGCCGGTGAGGTGCAGGCTCTCGGCGCAGAAATCGAGCGTCTCGAGCAGCAGGCAGCCCTCGATGCGGCGCTTTCCGCGCCGACCAGCAAGCCCGTCACCAATGCTCCCGGCACAAAGAATACACCGCCCACCAACCCGACCGTAACCGACGAGTACAAGTCCGCCTTCTGGGATATGATCCGCAACAAGGGCGATCAGCTTGCAGTCCGCAACGCGCTCTCTGTCGGTGAGGACACCGAGGGCGGCTACACTGTGCCTGACGAATTCGAGCGCAGACTGATTCAGGCACTTGAGGAGAACAACATCTTCCGCCAGATGGCAACGGTCATCAAGACCAATTCCGGCACCCGCAAGATCCCTATTGCGAACGATACAATGGAGGCGCAGTGGATCGATGAGGGTGAGGAGATCCCGGAGACTGACACCAGATTCGGTCAGACCACTCTCTCCGCATACAAGCTCGGCACGATGATCAAGATCAGCAACGAGCTTCTGCACGATTCCGCTTTTGACCTCGCATCGTATATCGCTGCTCGTTTTGGTGTTGCAATGGGCAATGCCGAGGAGCGTGCCTTCTTCACCGGTGACGGCGACAAAAAGCCTCTCGGTATTCTCGATGAGACCGGCGGTGCAGAGCTTGGTGTTACTGCGGCATCCCAGACTGCGATCACCTTCGATGAGATCTTTGATCTCTACTACAGCCTGAAGTCTCCCTACCGCAGAAACGCACAGTTCGTCTGCAACGAGACTATCCTCCTTCAGCTCATGAAGCTCAAGGACAAGAACGACAACTACCTCTGGAAGCCGTCACTCGACATCGCAAAGCCGGATACACTGCTCGGCAGACCAATCCGCACCTCTTCCTTCATGCCGGGTATCGCAAAGGGCGAGCGTGTTCTCCTCTTTGGTGATATGAAGAACTACTGGGTGGCTGACCGTCAGAACCGCACCTTCCGCCGTCTGAACGAGCTGTATGCCCGCACCGATCAGGTCGGCTTCCTTACCACACAGCGTGTGGACGGTCGTCTCATCCTTCCTGAGTCCGTTAAGGTTCTCAAGATGGCAGGTACCAAGGCAGCGACCGGCGGCACTACTGGCGGTAATACCGGCGGCAACGGCTGATAAGAACGGAGGGCAGATAAGTGAATCTGATCTCACTGCCTGAAACAAAAAACTACCTCCGTGTTGACCACTGTGAGGATGACAAGCTCATCCTCACTCTGATCGATACGGCGCAGCGGCTCGTGATGGATGTTGGCAGAATGAATGAAAAGCAACTCGCGGAAAATGAGGAAACCTCCCGGCAGGCTATGCTGTATACTGTTTCTTACCTCTATGAAAACCGCAATACTGCTGATTATCATGCGCTGACGCTGACACTCAGGGCGTTGTTATTCGCACAAAGAGAGGGCGTGGTCTAATGGAGATCGGGAAACTGAATCAGCGGATCGCCGTCCTTGAAAATCATGTCAAAAAAGATGCGATCGGAAATCACAAGGCTCAGTGGGAGGAGGCGTTCTCCCTCTGGGCTTCTGTGACGGTCGGCAATACACAAGGCTCTGCATCTGAGGAGACAAACACCGGAGTCACCAGAGAGATACAACGTATCGAGGTAACAATCCGGCAGACGCCGCAGACAAAGAAAATGGGCTCTACTGTGTATAGAATCCGGTTCGATGGCATCGACTACGATATCAAGGGCATTGTTCCTAATTACACATCGCAGGACTATATGAAGCTGATCTGCGAATCACGAAGGGCGGGATCAAAGGATGACATCTATTGACGATATGGCTTCGGCGATCATGGAGGGACTGGAGGAATATGCTGATCTTGCAGATGCCGCTATGAAAAAAGCTGTAAGAAAGACAGCGACCGCCGTCAAAAATGAGATCTCTGCAAACGCTCCTGTGAAGTCAGGCCGCTACAAGCGAAGCTGGACAGCTAAGAAAACCAAGGAAAACAGCCACACACTGGAAATGACCGTCCACAGCAAAGACCGCTATCAGATTGCACATCTGCTCGAACACGGTCATGCAAAGCGCGGCGGCGGACGTGTGGCGGCTATCCCGCATATTGCACCTGCTGAGGCAAACGGTGCGGATATGCTCGAAACGCTCATTAAAAAGGAGTTATCGTGACCTACGAGGAAATATCCGAGATGATGCAGGAGATCGGGCTGCCCTTTGCGTATCATCACTTCGCAGAGGGTGAAAGCCCGGATCCTCCGTTCACGCTGTTTCTGTCTCCCGGTGAAAATACATTCGGTGCGGATAACCTGATGTATGTCAGCTTCAAGCGGCTGCATATTGAACTGTACACCGATGAAAAATCCCCGGATGCGGAGGAGCGTGTGGAGGAAGTGCTGCATCAGCACAACATTTATTATACAAAATCCGAAACATGGATCGAGAGCGAACGGCTCTATGAGGTCCTGTACACATTGGAGGTATGAATATGGCTCTGAAGAAAAACAAGGTCAAGTTCGGTCTGAACAAGGTTCACTGGGCAAAGATCACAGCATGGAGTGATGACGGTGTTCCGACATTTGCAACGCCTGTGCGTCTGCCCGGTGCTGTTTCGCTGAGCATTGACGCAAACGGCGAGAACGACAACTTCTACGCCGATAACACCGTTTACTACGTTATCAACAACAACGCAGGCTATGAGGGTGACCTCGAAATTGCTCTCATCACCACCGATTTCGCAACCGATATCCTCGGTGAACAGCTCGACAGCAAGGGTGTCCTTGTGGAACGCAACGATGCCGAAACATCGCAGTTCGCGCTTTTGTTCGAGTTTGACGGAGATAAGAATCACATCCGTCATGTGCTGTACTGCTGCTCTGCATCCCGTCCTGCAACTGAGGGTCAGACCACTGAGGAGAGCAAGGAGGTCAAGACAGAGACACTGTCGCTGAAGGCTTCTGCGCTGCCTTCCGGTCTGGTAAAGTCCAAGACCTGTGAAAGCACAGATGAGACCACCTACAACAACTGGTACAACGCCGTCTATATCCCGATTGCAGCAACCACCAACAACAGCACCGGTACACGTTCGACAAGCAGCACCAAGGGCGGCAGCACAACCGCAGCAACCACTACTGACTGATTCGGAGGAGAACGAATATGGCTATCAAAAAAATCATTACTGTTGACGGTATCGAGGTTCCTTTCAAGGCGAGCGCAACACTGCCTCGCCTTTACCGTGCAAAGTTCCGCAAGGACATCTTCAAGGATTTCTCTGCGCTGAAGGATTCTGTTGACGAGAGCGATGAGGAGAATTCCGGTCTCGGTATCGAGAGCCTTGAGGTTTTCGAGAATATCGCATGGACAATGGCCAAGCACGCCGATCCGGAAAATGTGCCGGACAGCCCCGACGAGTGGCTCGAACAGTTCAATACCTTCTCCATCTACGAAGTGCTGCCGCAGCTTTTTGAACTCTGGGGCGTGAATCTTGAGACGCAGGCGGAGTCAAAAAAAAATCTCGCCCAGTTGACCGCGAGATGACAACGCCGTTGTTCCTTCTCCGATGTGTGCAGATCGGGCTGAGTTTATCTGACCTTGATCTGCTCACCATCGGAATGGTCAACGAAATGTTCATTGAAAAGGATAATGATGATATTTCATATGAATACAAGGCAACGCAGGATGACTTCGACTCCTTCTGATACCCGTATCCGTGTATTGCGGAGCATATTACAGACTCTTTGTGGACTGCTTATATACTCTTTCGGCGTGTATCTGACCATTGCAGCGAATATAGGGCTGGCACCGTGGGACTGCTTCTGCATGGGAATATCACAGTATACACCGCTGAACTACGGCAGCACTATGGTGCTGGTATCTGTCGCGGCAATTCTGATACAGCTTCTGTTCCAGGAACGCATTGGTTTTGCAACGATTCTCGATGCACTGATTACCGGACGACTCACGCAGTTGTTCATCGACATTTCCCCGTATCCCGAAAACCATAGTACGCTGCTCGGAATCGTTCTGCTGTTAATCGGCTTTCTGATTATTGATCTCGGCATCTATGTGTATATGTCGGCGGAACTCGGCAGCGGTCCGAAGGACGGTCTGATGATTGTTATGGGCAAAAAGCTGCCGAAAATACCCATCGGCATGATCGGGGTACTGCTGTGGTCGGTAGTTACACTGATCGGTTGGATGCTTGGCGGCTCTGTCGGTATCGGAACACTGCTGTCTATTTTCGGTGCGGGTTTTATCATGCACATCTTTTACGATGCCATAGGATTTGAGCCGAGGAAGCTGAAACACAAAAGCCTGAAAGAGACATTGAAGTCTCTCTCAGGCAAATGCTTTTAGTCTATATGCTGCTGTAACCACGCTAATAAATATGCCTCGTCAAATTCACCCGCAGCAATGCCGAGTATAAGATGGATAAGTTCTAAGTCCTCATATTGCAGTTCAATATGATTGACTGCAAGAAAGACAAGCATAGCGTGTGTACCAATTCTTTTATTACCGTCTACAAAAGGATGATTTTTTATAAGCCCGAATCCAAGGCGGGATGCTTTTTCAAGAAGAGACGGATATAACTCGTCACCGCCGAATGTCTGAAACGGAGCATTTATAGCTGAATCAAGCAGCCCTTCATCACGAATCTCCACAGAGCCGCCTGATTCGGCTATTAATGCTCTGTGGAGCATCATGATCTGTTCTTTCGTTAGTCGTTTCATTTGGCGAGTTCCTCATAGATAGCGGCATTTCTTGCAAGCAGTCTCTTGGAGATCTCTGCGACCTCATCGCTGTCTGCATCCTGCAGTGCATCAGCTTCCTGAAACTCCACCACAAGATAGCGAGGAGTGTTATTTTTCAGGATAACAGCGGAGCCGAACTGATCTACCAGTCTTGCAACCTTGGAAAAATTCTGGTTAGCTTCGGTCATCGAAACAATAGTGTTGGTATCAATTTTCATGCTAACACCTCCCACTTATAGTATACCACACTTTTAGGATAAATTCAACCTATTTTTCAGATTTTTTTGTAAGGAAGGCAGGTGATCCGCATGGCAAACAGAATCAAGGGTATTACCGTTGAGATCGGCGGCGATACCACGAAACTCAGCAAAGCCCTTGAAGGTGTCAATAAGAATATCAAAAACACGCAGACACAGCTCAAGGATGTGGAAAAGCTGCTGAAGCTCGACCCGACCAATACGGAACTGTTGTCGCAGAAACAGCGATTGCTTGCCGATGCCGTATCATCGACCAGTGATAAACTCGAAACGCTGAAAAAAGCCAGCGAACAGGCCGCCAAAACCAAAGACAATTACGATGCGTGGAAAGCAAAGTATGACCCTATCAAGCAGAAAATCGGTGAGACTGAAACAAAACTCAAGGAATTGAAAGAGCAGAGCAAGATCGCCGATGAACAGCTTTCCAAAGGTGAGATCTCGCAGGAGAAGTACGATGCCCTGCAAAATGAGATCAAACAGACCACCGACGAACTGAACGGCTTGAAACAGCAGGCAAAGGATGTGTCAGATGAATTCGGTCATCCGATCCCCCCGGAGCAGTACGACGCCCTTCAGCGTGAAATTGTCGATACGGAACAGGAACTGCAAAACCTGCAGCAGGAAGCCGCAAATTCTCAGACAGCACTTGTAAAGATCGGTGAAGCGGGAGCATCTATCGAAAAGGTCGGCGACAAAATCGCTACAGTCGGCACAAATCTGACAAAATATGTAACTGTGCCGATCCTTGGACTCAGTACTGCTGCGGTCAAAACGACAGCGGATTTTGATGCATCTATGAGCAAAGTCTCTGCTGTATCCGGTGCTACCGGTGAGGACTTAGAGGCGCTGCGTGCAAAAGCCCGTGAGATGGGTTCTCAGACAAAATTCTCCGCATCGGAAGCCGCCGACGCTATGAACTACATGGCTATGGCAGGCTGGAAAACCGAGGATATGCTGAACGGTGTCGAGGGTATTATGAACCTCGCTGCAGCTTCCGGTGAAGACCTCGCTACAACATCGGATATTGTCACAGACGCTCTGACGGCGCTCGGTATGAGCGCGGATGATTCTGCACATTTCGCAGATATCCTTGCAGCAGCATCTTCCAACGCCAATACCAATGTGTCTCTCATGGGCGAATCCTTCAAGTATGTTGCGCCGATCGCCGGTTCTATGGGAGCGTCTGCGGAAGACCTGTCTATCGCACTCGGCCTTATGGCTAATTCAGGTATCAAAGGTTCTCAGGCTGGTAACAGTCTGAAAAACGCTCTTGTAAACCTCACAAAGCCGACAAAACAGCAGGCTGCCGCTATGCAGCAGCTCGGTTTTATCAGCACTGAAACAATTCAGAAAATCGACTTTGAGAAGGTCGAGAAGGCAGAGCACGCTGTTGAGGATGCGACGATCTCACTTGATAATGCACAGGTAAAACTGAACGATGCGATCAGCAAGTACGGCGAAGGCAGCTCACAGGCTCAAATCGCAAGCAACAACTACGAAAAAGCACAGCTGAAACTTGCCCGTGCGCAGGAGGCACTTGCCAAAGAACAGGAAGGCGTCTCAAAGGAGATCGCCGGGGCAAATACACTCATGACCGACGCAGACGGCAATATGCGGTCGCTCGGAGATATCATGGGTATACTCCGTGAGAAAATGGGCAAGGTCAATGTAGAACTGACAGATGCAGAGGGCAACGCACGTGATTTCGATGATATCGTTGCGGAACTGTCTACGACTACAGAGGGTCTTGCACAGGCAGAGCAGATGCAGGCGGCAGCCGCTATCTTCGGTAAACAGAATATGGCGGGTATGCTTGCGATCATCAATGCCAGCGAGGAGGACTACAACAAGCTCTCTACTGCTATTTACGGCTGTGAAGGCTCTGCAAAGGGCATGGCAGACACTATGCAGGACAACCTCGCAGGTCAGATCACGATTCTGAAATCACAGTTGCAGGAGCTTGCAATCAGCTTCGGTGAGATCCTGATGCCTGCGATCAGGTCTATTGTCAGCAAGATTCAGGCTCTAATTGATAAATTTAATGCAATGTCTCCGGCAACGAAGGAGACTATCGTGAAAATTGAACTTGTGGCGGCGGCACTGGGACCGCTGCTTCTTGTTATCGGCAAAACAATGGTCGGTATCGGCAAGCTGATGCAGCTTGTAGCGAACCTGCCTTCCATGATCGCAGGCGCAAAAGCCGCCTTTTCATCCTTCGGCGCAGCCATTGGCGGTATATCCGCACCCGTAGTCGCTGTCATTGCGGTCATTGCCGCTTTGGTAGCGGCTTTTGTGCATTTGTGGCGCACGAATGAGGACTTCCGAAATAAGATCACTGCGATCTGGGAGCAGATCAAGAGCATCTTTTCCGGCTTCTGTCAGGGCATCGTTGACCGAATCAATGCGTTGGGCTTCGACTTCAAAAATATCACCGAGGTCATCAAGGCTGTATGGGACGGGCTCTGCAAATTCCTGAAACCGGTCTTTGAGGGGCAGTTTCAGCAGATTGCAAATATCTTCAAGGCTGTGACAGACATTATCCTGAGTGTTCTGGATATTTTCGTCGGTATCTTTACCGGCGATTGGAACAGAGTGTGGGACGGAATCAAGGGTATCTTTTCTGCTGTATGGAATTTCATCAAGGATACGCTGAAAAATGCGCTGAATATGATCTGCGGTATTTTCGGTACAGATCTTGGTGAAGTAAAAGACTTCTGGGTAGGCGTCTGGACGAGCATCAAGAACTTTTTTGTCAATATCTGGAACGGCATCAAAAGCTTTATTACCGGTATTCTGAACGGTATCAAAAACTTCTTCACTACGATCTGGACGGGTATCAAGAACTTCTTTGTCGGCATATGGACATCTATTTACAACAGTGTTGCTGAGAAAATCAACCTGATTAAGACGGTTATTACTGTTGTCTGGAATGCGATTCATACTGCTATCAGCACGGTGCTGAATGCGATCTGGTCGGTTATCACAACTGTATGGCAGACCATCTATGACTTTATCTCTCCGCTGCTAGATGCTTTCAGGTATCTGTTTGAGACGATTTTTGAAGCGATCCATGTGATTATTTCTCGTGTTATGGACTGGATCCACGAAAAGATCACCACCACATGGGAGACCATTAAGGCGGTCGTAACTATCGTTCTTGAGGGTATCAAGACATTTTTTGAGACGATCTGGAACGCGATCTCTACCACTGTCAGCACGGTAATGGATACCATTTCCAATGTGATCTCAACCGTATGGAATGCGATCTCCGGCTTCATCTCTGGTATTCTGAACACCATCTGGTCGGTGATCTCTTCTATCTGGGAGAGCATTAAGAATCACATCACCAATACGCTGAATGCGATTCATGCAGTCGTATCTGCGGTGTGGAATGCGATCAGCGGATTCATATCATCCGTGCTTAATGCAATCTCCACTACGATATCCAACATCTGGAACGGCATCAAAAATACAGTCAGCACTGTCATGAACGCAATAAAAAACACTGTCTCCAATATCTGGAACAGTGTGAAATCAGCGGTCACCGAAAAGATAACAGCAATTAAAGACACTATCGTCAACGGCTTCAACGCTGCGGTGAATTTTATCAAAAACCTCGGCTCTCAGGCATTCCAGTGGGGCGCAGATATCATCAACAACATTGTCAGCGGTATCAAAAACTGTATCGGCAAGGTAGCGGATGCAGTAAAGGGTGTAGCAAACAAGATCAAATCTTTCCTGCACTTCTCCGTGCCGGATGAGGGACCGTTAGCTGATTTTGAGAGCTGGATGCCTGACTTCATGCAGGGACTTGCCGACGGTATCAATCAGAACGCAGGTGTTGTCGGGGATGCGGTCAACGGCTTTGCAGGCAATCTTGCGGAAACGATCAGCACTGTTATCAAAAATGCTCTGTCCAATGTTGTCACAGCGGTGCAGGGCTTCATGGAACAGGTCTTTGATACTGTCAAAACCGTCTGGGCGAATGCGAATACGGCAATTGATGCGACCATGTCACAGATCAAAAACGGCATCACTTCCGGCTGGAAAGCTGTTGTATCTGTGGTCACTACTGCGCTTGACAACATCAAAAAAGTCATTGCAACGACATGGAAAGCGGCTGCATCTGTTATCGAGGCAGCACTGAACGGGATCAAAAAGATTGTGACTGCGGTCTGGACAGCAATGAAAACGCTCATCAATACCGGACAGCTTGACATCAAAAATGTGATCTCGACAACGTGGAATGCTGCGAAAGATGTAGTAAATACTGCTCTGAACGGTATAAAAGCCGTGGTGCAGTCTGTCTGGAATGCGATGCCCGACATTGTGCGGAATCCGATGAATCAGGTAAAGGACGCTGTGCTGTCTATCTGGGATAATATCCGGAACGGCATCGGTGAAAGGCTCGGCGGTGTGCGTGATGCAGTCAACAATGCAATGAGGGCTGTCTATGATGCGGTCATGGACAAGGTCAACAGTTCATGGTCGTGGGGACGCGACCTCATGCAGAACCTTATCAACGGTCTGAACTATATGCTCGGCAATCTCATCAATACGGTTGCTGACGTGGCACGAGCAATCAGTGATTATCTGCACTTCTCGGTGCCTGACAAGGGGCCTCTGACAGAATTTGAAAGCTGGATGCCTGACTTCATGAAGGGACTGGCTGACGGTATCAACAAGAGCAAAAAGTATGTCGAGAAGGCGATTTCCGGTGTTGCGGATGCCATGACCATTGCGATGAATTCCGATTTCAATGTGGATATGTCCGGTGTGACCGGTGCGATGGTAGGTGCAGGCGGCACGACTGTGGTCAACAACTACAATAACGACAACAGCCGCACAGTGAATCAGACCAATAATAGTCCGAAATCGCTGTCACGGCTGGAGATTTATCGTATGACGCGCAATGCGCTGAATGTGTGACGGGGTGGGCTTTTGCCTGCCCCTCGTACTTACTATGATTATTTTGCTTCTTTTCTTTTCAGAATGAAAATGCACATAATCAAAAAACCAATTCCGTATCCCAGCGGTGCAATATACCAAAGAGAATCGGAGAAGAAACTTCCGATAAATCCACACAAGCATAGGATACCACAAGTGACGGAGAAGATTCTTATTGCTTTGTCTTTAATTCCAAGAAATAGTGTGATGAAAGCTGCCCCCATAAAAAAGCCCCATGCAACATAATCTATCGTCATTTCTATACTCGGAAAAGCTCCTATTTTGAAATAATCAGGGACAGTAGTTCCTTGTGATTCAAGTTTTCTGATAACACCAATGCTTGTAAAATGTGCAACAGATGTAAGAAATACTGTTCCTGACAAAGAAATAGTCATTAATCTGCGGAGAAGCGGTTTGATTTTGAATTCGTCAGCAATCACCAAGAAAGCAATCAACATAACGATAGCACCAATCACTGTCATGGATTCCCATAGTGTCAATGCAAAATTGGTATGCGTGATCAGAAACAACATCATTGATATGAAATATGCAATTTCTCCAATAATACCGGAAATAGCTGCTCTTTTGAGATTTACTTTCATATTTAACCACCATCTCTATTGTACTTGTTACATATTCCTATTATACATCAATTACAAAGAAAAGTAAAGGCGGTGATATAATGTTTTTCAGCCTTATCTTAGAAAATACAGCCGGAGATCAGCTCGACATGACAACGACCGCAAACCAGTATATGACCTCAAAGATCGAGGGGCTTTCTCCTCCGCCTGGCACGATCAGCACCTCCTCCTACGCAGGCATGGACGGCAGCTACCTGAACAACGCCTTTATCGAAAAACGTAATGTGGTCATTCACTTTGAGATGCGAGGTGTTGGGGTGGAAGCCCGACGTCACCAGCTTTACAAGGTGGTGAAGCCAAGCAGATATGTGAAAGTATATTACCGCACCGCAGGCATAGATGTTTTCACCGAGGGCTATGTGGAGACTTGCGAGGTCAGTAACTTCGAGCAGCTTGTCACGGGTCAGATCTCAATTCTCTGTCCGGATATCTACTGGTATTCTACGGAATCCGTCATGGCGTACTATTCGCAGATCACGGGCGCTTTCACGTTCCCGTTCCCGACCGAGAGCAACCCAGAGCCGTTTGTGCTGGGTAAATTCAACACACAGAACATCATGGAGATCATCAATGATGGTGACGAGATCGGCTTTACCTTGCAGATTGAAGCACTCGCCGATGTCCGTTCTCCCACGCTGTACAATGCGGATACCGATGAATATTTGCAGATCACAGGAGATATTCTCGCAGGCGACATCATTACTGTGACGACAAAGACGGGTCATAAGACGGTCACGCTTGATCGTGGCGGTGTGAAAACAAACATCATCAACCGGCTTGTGTCAGGCTCAACCTGGCTGACGCTGCGTGAGGGCAAAAACCGCTTCTATCTGCGTGGAACAGGTCTGCAAAATCTGAAAGTGACCATCGTCCACACAAACGCTTATCTGGGGGTGTGATATATGCAAATCGAAGTGTACAGAATGGACGCTGAGGCAGACAGCCTGACGATCACCCTCGAAGCGGTGTGTGACAGCTTTTCCTCGCTCCTGTGGGATATTGAGTATTATCAGTGCGGCAGCTTTGAGGTGTATATCGCAGCCAATCCCGAGAATATCTCTATTTTTCAGACCGGACGCATCGTGGGCAGAGATGATGACAGTCAGCATTTCGGCATTATTGAGTCGGTGCAGATCGATACTGATGCTGAAAACGGCGACTACCTGACAGTGCGAGGGCGCTTCCTCATGTGCCTGCTGGAGCGCCGAATCATCAATCCGACACTCTCTATTACAGCAGATACGGAGTATTCAGATATTGTCCGGAATGCTGTGGTGCTGAATGCGATACAGCAGGATAACCGTCGCATTCCCGGCTTATCACTCGGCTCAGTTTCCGGTAGCTGTTGGGAGCAGACAACGACGTTGCAGGTATCCTATGAAAATCTCATGGAATGGGTATACACCATCTGCGAGAAAATCGGCGGCACAGCGAATATCCGTCTTGTAAAGGACGTTGATGAGACATACAAAATGGTGCTTGACCTCTCGGAGGGAACTGACCGTAGTCTGATGCAAGATGACAATCCACATATCATTTTCTCCGACGCCTACAGCAATCTATTGTCATTCTCATACGCTTCGGATACTGCAATCACACGCAATTTCGCCTACATCTACGGTCACGGTGAGGGTTCGGAGCGAAAACATACCACATATTGTGTTTCTGATGAGCCCACATACCTTGACCGTTATGAGTTGTATGTGGACGCCAAAGATATCTCAGAAGAGGAACAGGTCGAGGGCGAGACAGTGCCTATTCCCGAAGAGCAATATATCGAGCTGCTGAAGACAAGAGGCTCGGAAAAGCTGGTCGATCCGAAAACTGCATCAGAGTCGGAGATTGCAGCGGACAGCACGCAATATGTGTATAACCGTGACTATTTCGTCGGTGACTATGTGACCGTGGAGCATAAGCGTTTCGGAATGATTCAGCCGAAAGTGCAGCTTATCGGTATGATAGAAGCGTTTGACCAGAACGGGCGCAGCCTGACACCGACTTTCAGAAAGGAATGATATTATGGCATTTTCATGCGGCTTTTTCAATTCAAAAGGTCTTGACAGAACCTATACAGCTGAGAGCTTCACAGAGTATCTCAGTAGCATCATCTGCAACGGTATTCTCGACACCTACGGTCAGATGTTCAGGCTGACAGCGGCAAGCAGTGGTCTGAAAGTAATTCTCGGTACTGGTAAGGCGTGGATCGACGGGCATTATTTCGTTAACGACTCCCGCTACACAATTGACCTTACAGAGTATCAGGATGAGTCGCTGCCGCGTTATGTGGCAATTGCGATTCTGCTCGATGTCGGAGAATCGGTACGAAATGTATCTCTTGAGATAACGCCCGGTACACCTGCGGAGAATCCGAGTCTGCCGTCACTGCCGACAGATGAATATAAAACAAGACTTCTCATGTATGCGGTTCGTCTGAATCCGGGTGCTACCGACCTTACAGAGCGTGACTGGTATGATTACCGTGAGGATGCAAATGTCTGCGGATACTGCAAGTGCATCCTCGGCAAATGCAAGGTCACGGAACTGATGTCACAGATGGCACAGCTTATCGCAGAGGTGCAGGAAAACAATGAAACAATCGAAGAACTTACCAACAAAGTGGACGAGCTGACCGCAGAGGTTGAAGATATCGGAGATGTTATCGATGCCGGAAAATGCGGCGATAATATCTACTATGTGCTGTACTCCAATGGTAAACTGCTCCTGAAGGGTACGGGAGACATGTATGATTATGATAATCCGCTCAATCCCACCGGAAACGACTCTCCGTTCTTCAATAATCAGAATATCAAGAATGCGGTTGTTTCCGAAGGTATCACAGATATCGGTGAGTATGCATTCCGTTACTGCGACGAGCTTGAAACGGTATCTCTGCCAGGAACGCTGACGAAAATCAGCAATTTTGCATTTTATCCGCATCAGGATCCGGCGGCAACGCCGACTGTTACACACGAACTTAAGGCTGTGACTATTCCAAGCAGTGTGACAGAGATCGGCTACTGCGCCTTTGCGGGTAACAGGCTTACAACCGTTACAGTTCCGAGTACCGTAACAACAATCGGAGAGCGTGTCTTTACGGCTTGCGCCAATCTGACAACAGTACGCTATGAAGCACCTGTGATCAATGAGTTTATGTTCGTCAACTGCAACCGGCTTGTAAATCTTACACTTGCAAGGACGGTGACGGAAATTAAATCGCATTGTTTCAATTACTGTCATGACCTTACAGAAATCACTTATGAAGGCAGTCTGGCAGACTGGGCAGCGGTCACAAAGCGCAGCAACTGGGATGCACATGGCGGTTCGATCAGCCCGACCAATCTGACAAGAATCAATTGTCTGGACGGATTTATGGAATGGGATGAAGAGAACCATGAGTGGAAGGTTGGTGAAGAATAATGTGGAAATTCCTCGTAAAAAATCAGAGCATTGAGATCGTGGAGCGTGAGATTCTCGCAGACCACCAGATCCAGTATGTGCAGTTCAAATTCAATTTTGACGGAGACTGGAAGCATTTTCACAAGGTCGTGCAGTTTTCGCAGTGTGATGAGGTGTATTCCGTTGTTCTCGGCACAGAGGGAACGACCTTGTATCTGCCTGCGGAGCTTCACGCAGGTGCGGCAAAAATGGCTGTGTTCGGCTATGATACGGAATCGGATACAACTGTGAGAGCTACAACAGTTCCGGTTACACTGAATATCCGTGAATCCGGTTTTGAGGGTGATGATCCGCCGATCCCGCCGACACCCGATCTGTATACACAGCTTCTGAAGCGTATCGAGGATGCAGAGCACGGTCTTGACGGCAAATCTGCCTATGAAATTGCTGTGGATCACGGCTATGTCGGTACTGAGGAGGAGTGGCTGGAAAGTCTGAAGGGCAAGGATGGAATCACGCCGGATATGTCGGAGTACCCGAAAACATCTGAGGTCACGACCATTATAGAGCGTGAGATCGCACCTGTTGCAGAGGAGGCACACAGTCACGATAACAAAGATACGCTCGATGCGATCACACCGGAATTGCTCTCTGATCTTTCAGGTTTGCAGCAGTTTGAGGACAGCACCACCTATGAGATTCAGACGCTTAATGAAGCGGTGGAGAACCTCAGACCGAGTACGCACAGCCATGCGAACCTCGATGTGCTGAATGCCCTGACAGATGCACTGCTTTCTGACCTTCAGGGCTTACAGCAGTTTGAGGATGCAACCAACTATGATATCCACGATATCCGTGAGGCTCTGCTTCCTATTAGCTCTGCGGCGCACACACATAACAACAAGGATGTACTGGATACCATCACAGAGCAGTATATGCGAGATGAAGCCGCTTTCCATGCACAGACAGCAGACGCTCTGCATGGGCTGTCTACCGGACTGAGTGAGGTTTCTGCGCAGGCACACTCTCACACCAACAAGGCGGTACTGGACAGTATTACACAGGAGATGCTCGATGATATTGCTTCTATCGGAACAGTAGTCGGGCAGGCGCACTGGCATCACAACCTCACAACGCTGAACAGTATCACAGAATCCCACGTTACACGATGGAATGATGCGTATACAACAGCTATGAATCTGACTGAACGTGTCGGAGTCAATGAGGGCGTGTTCGAGCGTTTCAAGACGGAAATCCTCTATGATATGCAGGGCGCAAGGACTTCTATCTCGGATATTTACACCCGCCTTTCAGCAGTTGAGGAAGCCCTCTCCAGCGTTGAGACAGCACTTGCAGCTATTGTGGAGGTGAGCGAATGAGTATCGGAAACTATCTGACTGCTCTCGATGAGCAGAGGGATGCTTTAGCCCGAAATCTTGTGACAATGGGCGTACAGGCTTCGGAGACAGAAAAACTGAATACGCTTGTGCCGAAAGTGCTGCAGATCCCGCAGACAAAGCCTGGTGTCACGCTGTTCAGGGCTTCCATCGACACACTTCATGATTACGGCGAATCTGTGTACACCTTCTATAACGACGGCTATCGCTCCCTTGCAGGCTTCACAGAATCCTATCCGCATTTCTGCTGTGAAGAAAATGAATATGCGATCTACTACAATCAGCCGGACTTCAACTGGGGACAGAGCATTTACACGATGTGCGTTGAACCTGTTCACATCAGCAGCAACAGAAAGATCATGCTGAGTTATAAGTCGGGCGCAACGGATATCGGTGAGATGTGGCTCGTTCCGAAAAATAATACCGGACTTTCTTCAGCTGAGACTGCAAGGTATATCTATGAGGCTATCCAGAATCACAGTGCTATTTCTGTTCCGTTCGGCTGGCTCGGTACTGTGGGCAACTATGTCAATGTACTGCATGAGTGCAGTAACATTCCTTCGGGAGAGTATTACCTTGCATGGAAAGCAGTCACCGACAATACCAGTCCGATGATCCGCGCTGTGAAGATAGTGGATGTGACAATTTGAAAGGATGATTGAATGAAAGAAAATATCTGTACAGCCGCCGGGGTGATCGGCGGTTTTTTTGCGGCGCTGCTAGGAGGGTGGGATTCAGCATTGGCAACACTCCTCATTTTCATGGCAATCGACTTCACAACCGGACTGATCACCGCATCTATGGGCAGAAGCAAGCACAGCAAGACCGGCAGGCTGAGTTCAAAGGCGGGCTGGGTCGGTCTTGCAAAGAAGTTCTGCATTCTGCTCATGGTGGTTGTGGCTGTCCGTATGGATATCATGATCGGTACCACATATATCCGTGACGCGACCTGCATCGGCTTCTGTGTGAATGAGCTGCTTTCTATTATTGAAAACACCAGTTTGATGGGTATCCCGTATCCGCCTGCAATTAAAAAGGCTATCGAGGTGCTTCAGAAGAGAGCGCAGCACATTGACGATGATATTCAGGAAATGATCGATGAATTGGAAGACGGCGATAAAAAGTAATGCAGCCGATCACTCGACTGCATTATAAAGGAGATGGTGTATTAAAGATTGATCTTGAAATCAGGTGAACCTTCACCGTTTACAGTGAAGTATGCCACACCCTCTTCGGGCTTGACATAAACACGGAATTCGGTTACAGCCTTACGCTTATGCGTGGACTTGTATGCCTTATATGCTTTTGCAGCAATATCCGAGATATCGTACTCTGCATCTCCGACCTGAACAAGTGTGGAAAAAACAGGCTCTGCCTTTTTGTCCGTCTTTTTCACTCTCGGCTTGCGTGTAGTCTGAACAATATCCTTTGACGGATCATCGGATGCCGGGAACGGTGTTGTAGGTGCAGGAGCATTGATAAGCTCTTTCAGTTCGCCAGGCGCAAGCGTAGCAACCTTTACGATATCATGCTTTTCGGGCTCAGTCTTTTTCGCAGCAGGCTTTCTGCCTCTCTTTTTTACAAGCTTCTCAGCAGCCGGTGCATCAGCAACAGCAGGAGTTTCTGCAACAGCAGCCTCAACAACTGCATCTTCAACTTTCCTCTTGCGTGTCGTTTTCTTAACAGTATCGGTTTTCGGGTTTGCAGGTTTTCTTGGCATTGTTCATGCACCTCCGTGTTTTTTCTCATTATAGCATTTTTATAATCTGCTGTCAAGCCTATATACCGCGATTATTCGCAGAAAGGACAAGAAAATGATCAGAAAATATGAATATGGTGACACTACACAGATCACCCAACATTTCAATGCAAAAGAGTTCCGCTGTAAGTGCGGAAAAGAGCACGAGTTCAGTGTGTCCGATGAACTGGTGCAAAAGCTGGAACAGCTGTATGCCGCCCTCAACTGTTCTAAGATCATTGTGACTTCCGGCTTCAGATGTTCCGCTCACGACAAGGCGGTGAAGGGCAGCGGCACCGGACAGCATACACTCGGCAATGCTGCTGACATCTGCTGCTACGGGCAGGACGGACAGCCAATTTCCTCTAAAACTGTCTGCTGCAAGGCGCAGGATATCGGTTTCAGAGGTATCGCAAACATCACAGCCGCATATCAGTATACACATGTTGATGTCCGTTCCGGCAAGAAGTGGTACGGCGATGAAGTCCACGGCAACAACTCTGTGACCGATGATTTCTACAAGTATTTCGGGGGTGAGGATATGAAGGGCATTGATGTAAGTGTACACAACGGCGATATCGACTGGGGTAAGGTCAAAGCAGACGGCATCGACTTTGCCATCCTGAGAGCTGGCTACGGCAGACTGGCATCGCAGAAGGATGAGAAGTTCGAGCAGAACTACTCAGGTGCAAAGGCCGCTGGCATTCCGGTCGGCGCATACTGGTACTCCTACGCCATGACTCCGGAGGAAGCGGAACTGGAAGCCGATGTGTTCCTTTCTGTTATCAAAGGAAAGCAGTTCGAGATGCCCGTCTATTTCGACCTTGAGGAAAAGAAGCAGTTCGACCTCGGCAAGGAATCGGTCTCCGCGATCATGCGTGCGTTCCTCAAAAAGGTTGAGGGTGCAGGCTATTTTGTTGGCCTGTACGGCTCTGCTTCTTCGTTGACCACGCATACAGCCGATGATATCAAGTCCTGGTACACGATCTGGTTGGCACATTGGGTCGAACAGACCAATTACAGTGGCACATACGGTATCTGGCAGCATTCTGAGAAGGGCAAGGTCGCCGGCATCAACGGCAATGTGGATCTGGATATCTGCTATAAGGATTTCCCGACTACTATCAAGAGCAAAGGGCTGAACGGCTGGGGTAAGGCAGAGCCAACTTCAACGCCTGCACCCGATAAGCCCGATACCACCGTGACCGCTACCATCATGATTGGCACGGAAACCTACAAGGGCACGCTTATGAAGGAGTAAAACAATAGGGCAGAGGTAGTTCTCTGCCCGGTACATACTGTGACAACTCAGAATTTGTCAGCCGGTTATTTGAGCTTTAGTAGGTCCCTTTGAATTACCGCTTACTTCTACGGAATGACCGCCGAATGCTCCTCCGTCCGTATAGTATACGATATACCGACCGGTGCTCCTCATATCTATACCTTCCGGAACTAATAGCGAATAAAACTCTTCTTCGGTAATGTGTGCTTCGCCTTCTTCATCTGCCCATTCATTTGCAAGAGAAGTGAGCTTTTCTGCTGCGAAACGGCGCATTTTCTCATCATGAGCTTTGAAATCCTGAACAAAAGCTTCGAGTTTGGAAACAGTTTTTGTAGCGCCATCGCTGTTGTCGATGCTGAATTCAATTTTATGTCCCATATATTCAAAAGTCCCGTCAAAACTGTTGTACCTCTTGTTGAGCAGCAGGTCTCCGAACAGTTTTGTCTGAAGATATACAGGACGGTCACGTTCCTCAACATATGCAGCATATAGCTGTTCCAAAAAAGGCTCGTTGTCTGCAATGCCGAGGACCTCAATCGGGTACAGAACGACATTTTTCTTCTGCATTGCAGCACGGATATGATAAACGACACCGCCTTTGAACAGTTTTTTGTATAATTCCGTATCGTGTTCCTCAGGAGTCATTTCCCAAAAAACAGCATCCTTTCCACTGTATTGCTCACCCGTGGTCAGGTCTATGTGTCCGAGAACGGTTCTTGAAGTTTTATAATTCGTTTGTTTACCGTTGATTGTCTGACTGTAGCAGTTCTGTTCATCGTCGGTGGTGATGATCAGATATTCATGTGCCTCTTCGTTCCAATAAGGCTTATTTTCTTCATCGACTTTGCCAAAGCCTACTGTATAAGGATAATTCATTTTTAACCTCCGAATTCCTGCATTGTATTTTTCTTCCGGTTGATTATTTCTTACAATGCATAGATTAATAAATTCCGATTTGTAGGGGAGATTAGATTGCCCCTGTCTGTTTTCATTATACATCTCATCCCGGAAAAAGTCAATGTGCTATGCCCACATAGCCATACATTTATACATATCCATGCTAACAGAAACGGAGGTATGCTATGGAACAGCAGAAAATCATTGACGAGATCAATTATTTCAGAGCGCAGACAATCACAAGAGCGCTGTTTGAAAGCGGCATGATCACAACTGACGAATGTGACAAATTAACGGAGCTGAACCGCGAATCTTTCTCACCGATGTTGGCGGACTTATTACCGAAAACACTTGAAAAATCGTCAAACCAGAGTTAATATAGTGTACTGACAAAAGGAGGTAATGCCATGATCATAAGAAAAATCGATGCACAGGAACCCGTTGCCGCAAAGAAACTGCGTGTGGCCGCTTACTGCCGTGTCAGTACTGAGAACACTGACCAGAAGGAGAGTCTTGAAGCCCAGAAAACTCATTATGAATCATGGATCAAACGGCATTCCGACTGGGAATTTGCAGGCGTGTTCTATGATTTCGGTATCAGCGGAACAAAGGCAGATTCCCGTGACGGCCTTCAGGCACTTCTGTATGCCTGCCGTACAGGAAGCATCGACTATGTGCTGACAAAATCGATCAGCCGTTTTTCCCGTAATACTGCTGACTGCCTGTCGCTGGTGCGGGAACTGTTATCCTGCAATATCCCAATCTACTTTGAAAAGGAAAACATTGACACCGGCTCGATGGATAGTGAACTGATCCTGTCAATGCTCAGCAGCATGGCGCAGAATGAATCGGAGTCGATCTCCAAGAACGTGAAATGGTCGATACAGCAGAGAATCGAAGCGGGAACCTTCAAATTCGGTTATCCGCCGTATGGCTATACAAAAGATGCCAACGGCAATTATGTCATCGAACCAACTGAAGCTGAAGTGATCCGCCTGATCTTTTCATCGGCTCTGAACGGAATGGGAACATACAAGATCGCTCAGATGCTTGAAAGCAGGAGGATTCCCACCCGCAAGGGCGGAAAATGGTCGGGCTCAACGATCAAAGGAATACTTGTGAACGAAAAATACTACGGCGCTGCCGCGTTTATGAAAACCTATACGGACAGCAGCTTTCGACGGCACAACAATCACGGTGAAGTTGACAGCTACTATGCGGAGGAGCATCATGAGCCGCTCATCAGCAGAGAGATGTTTGACAAGGTACAGCTTGTCCTGCAAAAGCATGCTGAAGAGCATAATATTGAAGCGGATGTCGGAAAGTATCAGAATAAGTATCCGTTTTCCGGCAAAATCATCTGCGGTGAATGCGGCGGTAAGTTCAAGCGGCAGACGCAGACCACCGGAATTGCGTGGGCTTGTACGACACACCTGTATGATAAGGCTTCCTGTTCTATGAAGTTCATAAAGGATGCGGCAGTCAAAGCGGCATTCGTGACCATGCTGAACAAGCTGATCTTCGGCTATCAGTTTATCCTGTCTCCGTATCTGGAAGCACTGAAACTTACCGATGCTGACGATCATCTCCTGAGTATAATGGATATTAAGGCAGCGCTGCAGAAGAATACGGACAGAAAGCAGGAGCTCAGAAAACTCCGTGTCGGAGGATTCCTTGACAGCGTAATGTATACACAGGAGCTGAGACGGATCGAACAGCAGAACGAGGAATACCGCGCTGCACTGAAAAATCAGGAAAAGACCGCTGTGAACGGAAGCATCAAGGAAACGGAAAAGCTGCTGCATTTCATAGAATCACTCGAAACACAGACAGAATTCAGCGATGAAGCTTTCACGGAATATGTGGACAGCATTATCGTCTATTCCCGCACAAGCATCGGATTTCGTCTGAAATGTGGACTGACACTGAAGGAGGAGTTATGTACGGGTACAGAATAATTGACGGAAAAGCAATGATTGATGAAACCGAAGCCTGTGCGATCAGAGCGATTTTTAGCGGGTATATTTCCGGCATGAGCCTGCGTGAGGCTGCAGAAAATGCCGGAAAGCCTATGGTTCACAGCATGGTGAAGCGCATCATCCGGAACATCTGCTATATCGGAGACGAGTTTTATCCTGCGATCGTCAGCAGGCAAACATTCACAAAGGCAAATGCCGAACTGATCCGCAGAGCTGAAAAGCATGGCAGCGGGAAACGGCTGAAAACACCGCCCGTCTATACAGAATTTACACTTGCTGAACCGGAAATGCAATATGACGATCCAATCGCACAGGCAGAATATGTGTACAGTTTGATAGGGGTGATAAAATGAACGTGATCAAAATTCCTGCAAAACCGCAGAAGGGCAACAATGCTTCCAAAACGGAGATAAAGAAGCTTCGTGTAGCGGCATACTGCCGTGTCAGCACGGACAATGAAGAACAGGCATCCAGCTATGAAAGCCAGATCCAGCACTATACAGAGTACATCAATTCAAAACCCGAATGGGAAATGGTCAGGGTATACGCAGATGAAGGTATCTCGGCGACCTCGACCAAAGGCAGAGAGGAATTCAATGCGATGATCGAGGACTGCAAAAAGGGTATGATCGACATGATCCTGACCAAATCTATCAGCCGATTCGCCCGAAATACCGTGGACTGCCTGAATTATATCCGTATGCTGAAGGGTATGAATATCCCTGTGTACTTTGAGAAAGAATCCATCAATACGATGGATACTAGGGGAGAAGTTCTCCTGACGATCATGGCGTCACTGGCGCAGCAAGAATCCGAATCCCTCAGTAAAAATACAAAAATGGGTATTCATTACCGATTTCAGCAAGGGAAAGTGATGGTGAACGCACGCAATTTCCTCGGCTACGACAAGGACGAGAACGGTCACCTAATCATAAACCAGGAACAGGCTGAGATCGTCAAACGCATTTTCAGAGAGTACCTTGAGGGGAAAAGCTGCAAGAAGATCGCGCAGGGCTTAGAGCGTGACGGCATCCTGACCTCCCGCGGGAAGGCAAAATGGCATGACACATCGATTCGTAAGATACTTGAAAACGAGAAGTATATGGGCGATGCGCTCCTGCAAAAGACCTGCACAGTGGACTTCCTGAACAAAAAGCGAGTGAAGAACACAGGTATGCAGCCGCAGTACTATGTCGAGGACGACCATGAAGCAATTATCCCGAAAGAGATATTTCTGATGGTGCAGGAGGAAATGGCACGGCGCAGTGAACAGAACGCCTGCTTTGGCAGACGGAAGAATTTCAGTGCAAACCACCCGTTCTCAAAAATCGTATTCTGCGCTGAATGCAGCGAGGAGTATCGCAGGATCCACTGGAATAATCGCGGCAAGAAGTCAGTCGTGTGGCGGTGCCTGACCAGACTGAAGCAGAAGGATCAGTGTCATGCAAGAACGGTCAATGAGGAGACGCTGATAGAAGCATTCCTTGATGCGCTCAATGAGATCGTGGGGAACAGCGATGATTACCTGACAAGGCTGAAAGAAAACCTTGAAACAGCGATCAACGAGGTACACCCGGAAAGTGTCGCAGCACTGGCGGCGAAAATGGCAAAGCTGCAGCAGGAGCTGATCGACAGAACAGAGCGCCATGAAAACTATGATGACATCACCGAGGAGATTCTGCGCCTGCGCGAACTTCAGGCACAGACAGCAATGGACGACAACGCAAAAACTGAACACAAGAAGCGTATCCGGGAACTGCTGAAATTTATAGAACGGCAGAAGAGCAAGGTTTGCATGTTTGACGGCAGTCTCGTAAAGAAGCTGCTTGAAAAAGTGACTGTATACGATGACTATCTGGAGTTTCAGTTCAAGTCCGGTGTGACGGTCAGCGTGGAAAAGTGAATATAGTAATATGATCCCCCTCATCAGGTAGGAAGTTGAGATAATTCTTGCCTGGTGAGGGGGATTTTTTGTTTTTGGGACTAACTAGTCCTGATTACTATTGACTTTCTTTATGCTTATACGAACAGGCAAAAGCACATTTCCTTGACCTCATGGTGACTGCTGAGGGCGAGGAGCGTGACCGAGCAGAGTGCATATACATTCAGCTCAAACATGGACTGTCAGAATGTTCGGACGAGGACGAATAAGCAACAAAGGCTTTGCCGAAATGCAGAGCCTTTTGCTTTGATCTCAAACGAACAAAATATATCCTTACCAGTTAAATTATCCTTTCTTCAATTGACAATCGACAGATATAATGTTATAATGAAGAAAAGAAGCCGCTGTCAGGCGGTTAAGGACGAAAAATGTGTCTGACGTTTCATATCTTAAGTTACCCCATTTGACATAAAGTCAGGAGGTTTAATTATGAAAAAACGTTTAACAGTCTTACTTACGACAATGCTGATGCTCTGTTCATGTGTATGTCCATTATTTGTCTTTGCAGTAGATACTGATGCTCCCGAATTTGACATTGAAAACGGAGTCCTTGTTAGATATAATGGTGCTGATAGTGATGTTGAGATTCCAGATGGTGTGACTGCAATCGGAGAATATGCATTTTACGATAAAAAGGTTCAACGTGTATCACTTCCGGATTCTGTCACAAAGATTGGTGATTCAGCATTTTCAAGATCTACTTTGACAGATATAAATTTTCCTGAAGGACTCCAATCAATAGGAAATGGTGCTTTTCAGAATACGTGGATTACAGAAGCGGATATTCCTTATGGAGTTACAGAAATACCAAGCGCCGTCTTTTTTAATTCTCGACTCACAAAGGTTACAATTCCTGATACCGTCACCCAAATAGGTGAGAGCGCATTCGGCAATACACCTCTACAGAATGTTGACATTCCTGATTCGGTAACTTATGCAGCAAGCTCTTCATTTTCAGGAACGCCATTCCTTCGCTCTCTTATAGAAACAAACGGTGGTTGGCTGATATTATCGAACGGTTTACTTGTAGTCTATGCAGGAGATGACATAAATGTAGTTATTCCTGATAGTGTCAAGCGAATTGGTACAAAGTCGTTTACGCTTCGTAGTCGAATGCAATCACTTACAATTCCAGATACAGTAAAAAGCATTGAAGAACCTATATTTATAAATTGCAAACCGAAAATAATCTATTCCACCAATCCCATAGCCAAGAAACTTAATATCACTTGTTCTCCTGCACCCGAGATCCCTCCGACTGCTGGAAACAGAGCACTTGATCTCGACGAGGACACATGGCAGTTTGCAAACATAAAAGATGTATTCGGTGATACATATCTTCTTTCAGACGCTGCTCGCTCACAGCTTACCGAGCAGATTGAAGAAAAGTATCAAACTTTTGATGAGGCATGGAACGGATCATGTCATGGTTTAGTGATTACCGCCTTGTTAATAAAATATGGTTTACTTTCACCAGTAGATTTACAGGAAGGTGCTGCAACAACAAAGGATATTTCGCCCGAATCTGATGTACAGTCTGTTATAAATTATTATCAGTTCCTTCAATTCTCTAAATTATCGCTTGACATAGACAGTCATTCGGGTATCATTGACGTGGATTATTTTGAGCATATTATCTCACTTGGCTGGCAAGCCGAAGAAAAAGGAAAACCATTTCTATTGTCATTTGAAACAGCAGATGGTGGACACGCTTGTGCAGGATGCGGTATAGAATCAGGTGCTTGGGAATGGGACGGTAAAAACTATGACCGTAGGATTATTCTCTGGGATCCAAATTTTCCTACAGAATACAGGGATGATGTATGCTTTTATTATCGGGAAGTTGATTATGACTACTGCATTCCTTTCTATGGTGTAAAGTATTCTTTAGGTGAAAATGATAATGTTGGTGAAATATCAGCAGCAAGCGATGAAATCTCCGAACTTGGCGAACCTCCGTATCCGTTTGAAAAACCATCATTTGTTAAGGGCGATGTTAATGCTGATGGAATACTTGATATAGCTGATGTCGTTTTATTACAAAAATGGCTTCTTGCCGTACCCGATACGCACCTTCCGCAATGGCGAGCTGCTGATTTGTGTAATGACGAAAGATTAGATGTTTTTGATTTATGCCTAATGAAAAGAGAACTGCTGTACCGATGA